GGTTGCGGGGGGCGGGGTGGCAAACACCACGATAGCCGCGGGTGCCCCCCCAATCCCCTTCACCCAATCGAATCGTCCGCAATCCGAAATCCTCCGTCAGCCCGCGACGCGGTAGAGAGCATTCGCCCGCGGGTGCGACTCCCATAGGAGCGCCGGCTCGCCTTCGACGAAGCACGCGCGGGGCGGCGGCTCGACGGCGCTCGACTCGTTGCGGAGGGCCGACGTGACCGAGGCCGCGCCGCGGCTGATGTAAATCCGGTTGGCGAGCAATAGCTGGTGCGCAAGAAGCACCTTCGCCATCGCCCAACACGGCGCGCTGTGAACGCCCGCGTCGCAGGTGCACGAGACCAGACCTGGAAGCTCCGGGTCGTCGAGCCTCACCTTGTGGTCGCGCCCCTCGCCCTGGGACGAGGGCACGCGGAAGGTGCAGGAGTCGATGACGACGACGGGCGCGGAGTACGAGCGCGCCTTCAAAAATTGATTGCGACCGACGCGATGAATCGGTATCATCGGCATAAAGGAAGGTTCTCCTTTCTTGCGTTGTGGGGCCGCCCGAAGGTTCTTGCCGATCCGGGGCGGCCCTATCATTTTGTCCGCCTTCAGACAGTGACAAGAGCCTGAAGAAGCTTCTTGTCCTCGTCGATGATGACGCTGGAGGGCTGTACCCCGAGTAGCTCACACCACTTGAGGAGGACGGGTGCCGGCACGCGGTTAGAGCCGTTCTCGTAGGTGGCGAACGTCTGGGGCGAAAGTCCGAGGTCGCGCGCCAGGTCGGAGGCGCGCAAGCGGCCCCGCGCCGCCCTCAGCTTCGCGTGCTTGATCTTCAGGAGAATCCGGTTGTTCATGCCGCGCATCCTAAATCGCCTCTTCCGCGTCTGTCAACTCCGAATTGAAAATAGTATATTCCGAATTTAATTGCAAGATATAAATTCAGCATTGACAGAATTAAATTTTGAATATAACTTCTCCGCGTGACGCCCGCGCCGACCTACGAAACCTTCGGCGACTGGTTGGAAGCCGAACGGAAGCAGAAGAACCTCACCGCTTCAGAACTGGCGCGGAGGGTCGGGGTTAAACCTCAATACATTCACAACCTCGAAAAAAACGTCCCGACTAAAAGCGGCAAGCCCCCGAAGCCGAGTCCCCGGACTTGCATCAACATCGCCAACGCTCTCGGCGTGCATTACCTCGAGGTTATGCGGCGCGCGGGGCACGTCCCCGACGACATACCTGAGTCGGAAATGAAGGCGCGCATGGCGGGCGATTACGTCGTCTCCCTACCTGATGACAAGCAGGAGGAGGCGCTCGGCTATCTTAAATTTTTATTTGAGAAGTTCGGCGACAGGAATAAAATGCGCGAGCGTTCGCCCAAACACCCTGCCGTGGTCCGGGAGAAAGAGCACGCGCCGGCTCCAGTCGCGCGGACGACGCCCCAGAAAGGGGCAGCCGGCAAAGCATCGCAGCCGCTCGCCGATAAGGGGGCACACTCCAAGCGTGCCGCCAAAAACGGTGGCGATAAGAGGCGTTAAGCTGCGCCGACGATTACTTGGTGCCAGTCAGCAGGGAGAGCAACCACGTCAGGATGCTCTGATCTGCCGAGGTGGTGGTTGTCGTCGAGCTGGTTGTCTGAGCGCCCGGCACCGTCTGCGAGTCGCCGGGCACGGTCTGGGAGTCACCTGCAAAGGCCGCCACGGACAGAGCGGCAATTATTAGTAGGCTTGCCACGAAGCGTTTGGCTCTCGATTTCATGGTTAGTCTCCTCATTTGAGGTGGGGTAGAAAACGCGCGCATTGTACACATTTTCAGGTTCGTCAACCCTTCGCGCAGGTAAGGAAAGTAAGATGCTGCGGCCTATACTCCTCACGCATGACGGCGAGGAAAAACGGCTCGACGTTGCAAGAGACGTAGCAACGTCGGAGAAGTGTTGCCGCGCATTACAGATGGCATACGCCGGCAATTATGCGGAGGCCATTCAACTTCTAAGCCCCGTCTTGGGCGGTTTAGACTTCGACCCATTTGTCGAGGGGCTTTCGCCGGTCACTACCGCCGAACTATATCTCTGCGCCGGCGTCATTCAGTGCGCCATCGCGAGGATCGACACGACTCGTCGCGCGGGCCGGCGCTACCTCAGAAGGGCGGCGGCTCTCTACCGCTCACTCGGAGACCACGAACGGTCGGCACTTTGTGTTAAAGAGTTGGCCGGGAGTTTGCAGCGATCCGGGTTTCACCGGCACGCGCGGCGTGTGGCGCGTGCCGCCCTCGGAAACCCCGACCATCTTACCTTAGAGGTGGAGGCAAGCCTACATTTAATCGTCGCCAACTCGGAGTTGAGCGAGCGCCACTATGAGGCGGCGCTAGACACGCTCCAGCGCGCTTACCCACTTTTCGAGACGGTGACTGATGACCGCCTCCGCGGCGCTTTTCATAACACGTTAGGAATTGCATTAAAGAATCTCGGAGTGAATCATCACCATGACGATTTTCTACAGCGTGCCATCATCGAATTTACGGCGGCCGGCTACCACTTCGAGCGTGCTGAGAATTCTCTCTTTCAGTCGAGCGTAGAAAATAACATCGGGTTTTTACTTTCGACGTTAGGCGAGCACGAACAAGCTCGGCTTCACATTGACCACGCCAAGGTACTCGCCACGGACGCGGGTGATCTTGTGAGGGCCTCGCATTTTGACGACACCTTAGCGCGGGTGCTATGCAATGAGGGCCGGCTTTCCGAAGCCGAGAAGATTATCGAGCGCGCCGTTACTGAGCTAGAGCTGCTCGGCGCGGCGGACGAGTTAGAAGAGGCCAGGGTTACGCTCAACGAAATAAAAAACAAGCTCGATGGGGCGACGGTTGAAGCGTCGAACGTCATCCCCTTCCCGACCCCGCTCGCCGCACTTCCCGCGCGTTTCGTCGTCTCGGTCTCTGACGACTCGCTGGTCAACGCCGGGATCGAGGCCGGCGATGAGGTGTGGGTCTGCCGCGCCGCGAAGGCGCAGGACGGAGACCTCGTTTTCGCGGACACACCCGATGGCGCGATGCTCGCCTATTACTACGCGGAGGGTTCGCTCATCATGTTCATCTTCGCCGGCGGGGATTGTGAAGAGCGCTATTACCCTGTTGGGCTGGTTAGAGTTTTAGGCGTCGCACTCAGTAGATAGCCTGTCTTGAAGCGCGGCCGTCACGGCTGGTCGTCAACCTCATTCCCACTTGCTGAAAGGAAGCGTTCTATGGAAGTTTCACCCGAACACCCACAACGGCAGGTTAAGTCACCTGCACGTTCAAGAATAAGATTGCTCGGTTATATTCTTGGGAGTCTCGTCGCAATAACGCTGCTCGGCATCATCGGTTTTCTGATTTGGGAGAACGGGAAACAGAGGGGCGCTTTAGAGGCGCTGGCGCAAAAGAATGCTGATGTGAGCCGTGCCACTCAGGCTGAAGAGAACTCTGCGGAGAAGGCATCGAAGCTAAGAGAAGACGACGAGGAAAGTGACGGGGAGCTTAAGAAAGCTGAAGACGGGTTCAATGTGGATGACGGGTGTCGTGCGCTCTTCTACCGTATCAGGGATGAGGGCGGCGACAGTCCCGAAGCCATCAAAGCAAATATCAGGGCGGTGGATAAGAAGCTCCGTTATAACCAGGTCATGAAAAATCCAATGCCCTTTTACGGAAAGCCGATAGCTATTGCCGCCCTCGTTCAACAGGCCACTGAGTACCCGGCAAAAGACGGCAGCTATTTCACAGACGTGATGATTAACTGGGACGGACAGCCGGTGATGGCGAGCGCAGCGTTTCACACTCCCTTCGCCAAAGGTGATCGCGTGGTGGTGGTCGGTTACCTGGCAGGACACTTATATCATTACAAGTCAATAGCCCAGTGGGACATGTCAGTTCCGCTTATAATCACGCGTGCTATCTTGAAGCCGAGCGAGGTGGTGAAGCTGAAGGCATAGGAGCTTCTAAATTAAGTGATGAGTTATGGTGATTGGATCCTCTGCGAATACCCCCTCCCCGATTATAAGGGAGAGGGCCGCCAGTTCCTGACTAAGGATTTGGACTGGGCCGATAACAGCTACACGATAACCGTCGACGGCAGACTCCTCAACCACAATTCGGGCATCCATTCACCTGCCGCCGAAGACGGTCACTTCCATACACAATACGAGCCACCGGGAGTGGAGGTTGAATATGACGGCGACATTTTTTTTTACGACGACAACGACCAAGTCTATCAAGCTCGTTTTAGGAAGGGGCGAGTGCTCTGGATTAATGCTAGCACTTATGAAGAATTGAGAAGGAACTATGAGAAAACCTAGCTTGAGTAGAACAATAAATTATGAAGACCTGGACGATACCGCGCGTGTGATTGCAGGTGAAGTTGCAGGTAAGGAAGTGCAGTCAATAGAACTCGACGGCGATCTTAGCGGCCTAGATCTCATCATTAAGTTCAGTGACGGGAAGAGCCTGATGATAGATGTTAGTTATATTTATGGGTGGGAAATGACGGATTGAATAATCAATCTTTTTTCAATCCTGCAATTCATCATTCCGCCTTCCGCATTGAATTGTTGATAAAAGATCAATTCCCTTCTCAGGTCCCCCAAAGTGCCCGCCTCCGGCGACTTGCTCTTTTCCCCGTTTTCCAGCACAATCCCTCCCGCCTCTGCTCCCGTAACAATTTGACTCGCTGATAGATAAGGCTCGGAGACTCAAGGTTTTACTCCCGCCTTTCGTGGTGAAAAATTATTTTCACCCTGAGCCGTAATGTTGCGTTTAGACGCGGGCGCTCATCTATCCTGTTAAATGTGAGCGTCCCAGCACAAAGGACATTCCCGGAAGCGGAGGCGGCGGGTTTGCGCGCGCGCCAGTCGCACGGCAACCGCGGCAAAGAGTTCGAGCGGATGCTGGAGAAGACGCACCATTACTACGGCGTGCGCGGCGTGGCCGACGTGGTTTACATCGAGAACGCTTTCATCTACTGCTCCGAGGGAGAATTCGCGCGGCTGCCGCGTGAGCTGAAGGCGCGGATGGGCGACGGGCGCACTTTGAAGCGGGTGCGGACCTCCGGCGACTACCGCGGCACGCTACGCGGTCGCGGGATCGCCTTCGACGCCAAACAGTTCTCCGACGACCGGCTGGCCTTGGGGATAATCCCGCGCCACCAGGTGGAGGCGCTCTCTTCATTCGCGCGCGCGGGCGGCCTCGGAGGTTTCATGGTCTATGCCAGGCGCGTCTCGACCGTCTACTGGGTGAACGCTCTCCTGATGCGCGACATGTGCGACCGCGCCCTGTCGAGTAAAGGCGTCAAGACACTGAACCTGAAATGGTTCGCCGAGAACGCAGTCAGTGTCGGCGTCGTCGTGCCGGGCGGACTCGTCGAATACGACCTTGCCCTCTCCTCCTCGCCGGACAACTGAACGAATTTTCAGCCCTACCATGCAGACCGCCCAAATGTCATACCAGCGCGAGAGTGTACCCGCCGAAAAACGACTCGAAACGGTCGCCGCCGGGATAATCGTCGACCTGAAGGCCTGGGCAGCCGCGTGCCCGCGGTATCGGAAAGCCCTCCACGACTGCATCGAGGAGATCGCCTGGGAGGCGAGGCTTCGCCCCGCATTCGCGCCGGAAGACCCGAGGCCGCACGGGCTGAAGTACGGCGCGAAGGAGATCGTCACGGCCCTGACGCTCTGGGCGGAGCTGAACCCGCGCATCGCACGTCACCTGCTCGCGTGCGTCGAGGAGATCAGCCTGATCGCGGAGCAGCACGAGCGCGCGCGCCCGAATCGGCGCGCGCGCGACGAGGTCGTGGACGCGCTCACAGCCGGCTACCGGACCTGCCCGCAGATCGCGGAGTACAAGGGGCTTCCTCTGCGCACGGTGCAGTACGCCGTGCAGCGCCTCGTCCGCCTGAAGCTAGTGAGCGACGTGGGCTGCGCGGCGAAGGTGAGAGAGGACGGCTGCCGCCTGCGCCTCTACGAGCTGACTCACACGCCCGCCTGACGCCCCGCTAAAAAAAATTCCTTACTTTGCGTTTAGACCTTCCGGCGCGGTTATGGTGTAGGTGCTGGCGGCGGCCTTCACCGCGTGCGGACGACCACAACTTTCTGGGTCCCCGGTCGAGGCCGCCGCCGGAACAATCCACCCATCGAGCCATGATCACCGACGAAGAATTTCGACTGATGTGCCCGGCGCTTCCCTCGGCGAAGCGCGCGGAGATTTTGCCGGCCCTGAACGCCGCGATGGACCGCTACGGGGTCAGCTCCGACGCGCACGACACCGCCGCCTTCCTCGCCAACGTGATGAAGGAGTCGGAGAGTTTCCAATACTCGCACGAGATTTGGGGGCCTACTCCGACGCAGGAGCACTACGAGTTTCGGCACGACCTGGGGAACACGCAGCCGGGCGACGGCCACCGGTACATGGGGCGCGGCTACATCGAGACGACCGGCAGGAAGAACTACAGCGACATCAGCCGGGAACTCGGCGTTGATTTCGTGGCGCAGCCCGAACTGCTCGAACAGCCCAAGTACGCGGCCTTGTCAGCCGCCTTCTTCTGGAAGAGCCACGGCTGTGAAGGACTCGCCGCCTGTCTCACCGGCAGGCGCGACGCGTCGGAGCAGAAGACGCTCCAGGCGATCTGCCACCGCGTCAACGGCGGCTATAACGGTCTGAGCGAGCGCGTCGCCTTCTACTGGCGCTGCCTCGCCGTCCTCAACCAACACCCGTCGGCAGTCCTCGCGGCTTCACACCTCAAGCAGGCGATAGCCGCCAACCCCGTCATCCCGACGCCGGAGACGCACACGCCGGAGCAGATAGCCGCCGAGACCCAAAGCCCGACGCCGGAAGTGGCCGCTGCGGAAGTCCGCGAGCAGGCGGGCGCGACGAGTTTCATCGACATCGCGGAGGCGACCCCTCCGAGCGTCGTCAAGGCGACGGCGAGGCCCGTCCTGTCGACGGCTTCGTCGAAGGCAGCCGCGGGCGGAGCATGGTTTCTGGCTTCGGTCAAGGTCGGAGAATACGCCACGTGGGCCGCGCTCGCGCTCGTCGCCGCGGCTGTCGCCTACCTCGTCGTCGCGTACAGGCGCGACATCAGGCGCGTGTTGAACGTCGGCTTCTACACGCTGAAGGAGGCGACCGTTGGCTTTTGACCTCAAGCGCCGTGGCGCGCGCGTCTGGCGCACACTCTCTAACTTCACGCTGAAGCAGTGGCTCACACTGGCCGCCTTCGCGGTCATCGCGTTCGCAGTCATCCTCTACGCGACGGGTTCGCTCTCGTCGTTCCTGCACGCGAGTAGGTTCGACCGTCAGGAGGCGCGGCACGACCAGGCCGTGAGCGCCGACACCGCGCAGGCCGACTCTCATGAGGCGAACGCCGACCGCGTTGACACCGCGCGCCAGGTGAAAGAGGCGCAGGCCGCGGACGCCGAGCGCGAGGCGGACGACGCCGGCAGGCGCGCCGCCGCCACCATAGCACCAACGAGGAAAGCCCGAAGTGACTACGAGAAGGCGCGTGCTCGCGCTGTTGATGATTTGCCTTCTGTGCCTGACGACCGCATCTGCGCAGAACTCAGCCGGCGGAACATCAACTTCAGCGAGTGCCCCCGATAAAAATAAAGTCATCGCGCGCCTGCTCGACGAGATCGACAGCGGGCGCACGTACATCGCCCAGCTCGAGGCGCGAGAGCGTGCGCTCACGGACGAGGTCGAGAAGGCGCACACCGCCGAGGAGAAGCTCGCGGACGCGCACCAGGCCGCACTGTTGGAGCTGGGAGAGCTGCGCGCCACCATCCAGTACCAGAAGGACGCGCTCGCCGAGCGGCAGAAAGAAGTTGACGAGCTGAAGACCGAACTCGACGCCCAGCGCAAGGAGAACAAGAAGCTCCGCCGGGAGAACCTGCTGCTGAAGATCGGCTACGGCGTCCTCATCCTTCTGGGCACGAAAGGACTCTGATGAACAAGCCCGACCTCTCGCCGGCGAACGTGACACACCGCGTGATCGCGGTGCTCTCGGCGCTCGCCGTCCTCTCGATGTTCGCCGACCCAGGCGTCGCTCGCGCGCTCGACTCGGTCAACCCGCACCTCTCGACGGTTGTCAACGCGCTCGGCGTCGTCGGCCTCTTCTGCACGAAGGAGCTGGTGAGCATCAAGGCGCTCGCGCGCGCCTTCCGCGTTCTGGGGCCGGCGGATGATAACTCCGACGTGCCGACCCGATGACCGCGAAGGCGGGAGTTTGAAATATCCCACAGGGCGCGCGAGGCGCGCCGGGGCGGCGGGCCGCAAAGCCACGGCCGCCCCATCCGTATTGATTGTCCCCTCGTCTCCACTCCGGGTGTGCGGCCCCATGCCGGCACGCGTGCAAGAGCTTGGGGCGCTACCAGGCCGCTAGTACCGGCCTGTCTAGTGAGGGCGGCACGTTGAAGGAGCGTGACCTCTGCCGCCCTCACTTTCCGCAACCTCAACAACCCGCCATGAACCAGCCATCTCACGGGAGCCTCGCGATGACGTTCGTCGCCTACGCGTTGACCTATGTATTTGCGTGGGCCGCCGCGCTCGCCACCGACCTCCTCGTCCACGTCCGCGCGGCGCTGGCGTTCGTCGCCCCGGCTGACGTGGCCGAATTCGTCTCGCGCCCTTACGTCTTCTCAGGCCTCTGCCTCATCGCCGCCGCGGTGATCGCCAACGGCACGAAGGTCTTCATCTGGTGGAAGGACAACAAGCTCAAGCGCCAGCTCGACGATCTACTTAAAGAGAGGAAGCAGGTCGAAAACAAGGGATGATACCAATCGCCTACCAGCCGCCGCCGCAAGCCCCCACACACACAATCGTGGTGCAGCAGCCCGCGCCGGTCGCGCAGATGCTCTCGCCGCGCCGCGGCTACAAGCCTCCGGAGTTCGTCAACCGCAAGCACCGCAGAGCCTACCAGGCCGCTTGCTTGCGCCGCATCCGCCACACGCTCTTCACCAAGCTTCAGAAGCGCGCCGCAACGGAACTCACCGGCGTGCGCAACGTCCGCGCGGAGCTGGGCTACCTCTTCCGTTAATGCAGCAGGCCGCGGAAATAGACATCGAGATTTACCAGGGCGCGGCCTTCGAGTGGCCGCTCATCTGGCAAGCCGGGACGCCGCTCGCGCCGGTGGACCTCACGGGCTACACGGCATACCTCACCGTCTTCCGAAAGGGCCAGTCGGACCCGGCCGTCATCGTCTCCTCGCAGTCGCCGACCGCCGCGGGGAGCGTCATCACCGTCGCACCGACCGAAGGGCGCATTGACGTCCTGGTCGTCGAAGAGGAGACCGCGCCGCTCACGTGGCGAGAAGGCTCTTACGTTTTGGAAGTGACGCCGCGAGGCGGCCACGTGCGCCGGCTCGCCCAAGGGCAGGTCCGCGTCGTGCCGCGGAGGGAGACGTTTTGAGCGACAACACGCTCGTCGTGAAAGAGACGGTCGTCGAGACGCTCACCGATCTCTCGACCCAGACCGTCCACACTGTAGAAACGCGCGTCGAGGCCCTCACGGCCGTTGAGCAGGGGCCGGCGGGCGCGCAGGGGCAGAAGGGGGACACGGGTCAGGGCTTCACGGTGCGCGGCGTCTGGGACGCGGGCGTCCTCTACTCGCCCTACGACGTGGTCGCCTACCAGGGCGCTTCCTACGTGGCGCTCGCCCCGAGCCTCGGCGCGCAGCCCGGCTCGAACAACTCCGCCTGGCAGTTGATGGCGCGCAGCGGCGACGGCGACAAGAGCTACACGCACCAGCAGCTCTCGGCCTCCTCCGCCTGGACCGTCACACACAACCTCGGAAAGTACCCGGCGGTCGAAGTCATCGATTCGGGCGACAACGTCGTCGAGGGCGACGTGACCTACCTGGACCTGAACACGCTCACGATAACTTTCAGCGCGCCGTTCGGCGGCGTCGCCTCCTGCAACTAGGGAAGAAGAAGAAGAATGGCGAAACGACTAGCCCCTCTCGACATGGTGAAGAACGAGATTAGAAATATCGTTCTTCACCTTCTCGCGCTCGCGCCCTCCTCGCCCACCGAAGGCCAGCTCTACCACGACACGTCGGTCCACCACCCGTATTTCTACAACGGAAGCGCGTGGCACGACCTGACGGACGCGATCACGCTGGGCGGCCAGTCGCTCACGCAGGTCCGGGATTTCAGCCAGACCACGGGCCAGCGGACGCACGCGGCCATCTCCGACTTCGACGCCCAGGTGCAGAGCAGCCGCCTCGACCAGATGTCAGCGCCGGCGGCGGACGTGAGCCTGAACTCGCACAAGCTCACGAACGTCACCGACCCGACCAACCCGCAGGACGCCGCGACGAAGGCCTACGTCGACGCGACCGCTCAAGGCCTGGACGTGAAGGCGAGCGTGCGCGTCGCGACCGCCGGCGCTCTGCCGGCACACACGCGCAACGTGAACGTCCTCACCGCGAGCGCGAACGGCGCTCTGACGGTGGACGGCGTGGCTGTGGCGGTTAACGACCGCGTGCTCGTCAAAGACGAGTCTTCGGGCACGAGCCTGGAGAACGGCATTTACTATGTCACGCAGACGGGCGACGGGACTCACCCGTGGATCCTGACGCGCGCGACCGACGCCGACACTTCGGCGAAGGTCACCTCGGGACTCTTCACCTTCGTCGAGCAGGGCACGGTCAACCCCAGCTCAGGCTGGGTGCTCACCACGGCCAACCCGATCACGCTCAACACGACGGCGCTCACATTCGCGCAGTTCAGCGGCGCGGGACAGATCACCGCCGGCGCGGGCCTGACGAAGACGGGCAACCAGATTGACGTGGGCGCCGGCACAGGCATCATCGTCAACCCCGACACCGTCCAGATCGACACGTCGGTCGTCTCGCGCAAATACTCCCAGCTCATCGGCGACGGCGCTTCCACCTCGATCACCATCACCCACGGCACGCACGGCTGCGCCGCGTCGCGCACCAACCTCGTGCAGGTCTATGACGAGTCCACCGGCGACGAGGTCTGGCCGGACGTGAACCAGGCCGCGAACGGCGACGTGACCATCGGCTATTCTGCCGCGCCGGCGGCGAACGCCTACCGCGTCAACATCCAGGGTTAGTAGGGGGTGGCCGGGTGGCGAGAAGGCTGCTGACAAATCTCGATCTGGTGAAGAACCAGATCAAGAACATGGAGTTCGACCTCGTCGCCGCCGACCCGGCCTCGCCCGGCCAGGGGCAGGTCTGGTTCAACACGACGACGCAGCGCCTCAAGTTTTACGACGGCGCGAAAGTGGTTGACGTGACGCTCGCGCTCACTTCAAACCCGCTCTTCCTTTACCAGAATTTTTCGTAGCTGAAAGATGGCGGCAAACACTTCCCCGCTCTTCACCGCGACGCCGAACAACAAGTCGGTGGCCGTACCCGCGACGGCGGAGACCAGCCTAACCGCGCCCGTCAACGTCGTGAAGGCGCTCACGGGCGGCGCGAACGGCACGCGCGTCGAAGGGCTGGCGTTCAAGGCGCGCGGCTCGACGACCGCCGGGATGCTGCGCATCTACCACCGCATCGCCGACGCGGGCACCTACCTGCTCATCGGCGAAGTGCCGGTCTCTGCCGTCACGCCCTCGGCCTCTGTGGCCGCGTGGGCCGGCGCGTGGCGTCCGCAGGTCACCCCGTTCGTCCTGCCGGCGACGGACTGCCTCTACGTCGCGACCAACAACGCCGAGGCGTTCACGGCGACGCCGGTGGCCGGAGACTTTTAAGCCATGCACCCAGGCGGCTACGGGTTCCCCCAGCGGGACGCTCTCCCGACCGCGGGCGACATCTACTCGACGGCCGTCACGCCGGGCGACGTCGGCACCTTCGGTGCCTGGTCGCAGCTCGTCGACCCGACCACGCACGCCGGCGTCTGGGTGATCTTTTCGGCTGAGTCCGACGGCGGCGGCTCCGACCGGGTCTTTGTGGAGCTGGGCGTAGGCCCGTCCGGCAGTGAGGTGCCTGTGGCGCGCGTCATCGTCGGCAACACGGCCGCGACGGCGGCGGGCGGGGCGAGCACTGTCGCCTTCCCTTTCTTCATCCCCGCCGGCTCGCGCCTGGTCGCACGCGCCGCCGCCTCCGGCGACGAATTACCCGGCGTCCAAGTCTGCGCGTCTTTGCTATATTGAGGCCGACCGACGATGAGAACGATTCGCTCACTACTCCTGGCGACCCTCCTGCTGGCTCTATGCGCCGCTTCGGCGCGCGCCGGCGACTTAGGGATTTACTCTTTCACGGGGCCGGCGACCGATTCGGTTAACACGAGCTTCTCTTACAACCTTCAGGTCATGAATTTCGGGGGGGAGACGGCGACGGCCAACGCCAAGTTGACAGTCCGCCTCGACCCGAATGTGACCTTCTCCTCGACCGTGAACACGCAGAGCGGATGGACGTGTACGACGCCGACACCCGGGCAGAGTGGCACGATCACCTGCACGAACTCATCGTTCGCGAGGACCAGATTCTGGGCGGCTTCCGAGACGGTCGTCCTCAACGAAGTCCGCTTCCCCACAACGCCCAACGGCCACCTCTACAAGTGCACGACCGCCGGCACGACCGGCTCGACTGAACCAACCTGGCCTACGGGGCCGGGCGCGACCGTGACCGACGGCGGTGTCGTCTGGACTGAAGTAGGCGCGGACAACTTCTGGTTCACGGCGCAGGTCTCGCCGGCAGCGACGCTGTGGAGCTGGCTCAACAGCTACGCCACGATCAGCCTGACGCCGACCACAACCTCCCTGCCTGACCCGAACCCCGAGAACGACCGCATGACTGTCTCGACGAGAGTCAACGGTTAACCCTTAAAGCAGCCCTCCGCGCCTCTTTTCTTTCTCCTCGCGTTCCCGCTCCAACATGACCTCATACCGCGTCGAGACTTTCTGCCGGCACACCGGCGCATACCAGCACACGAAGGTCGTGAACTCCAAGCGGGAGATGATCGATCACTGCACGGCTCAATGGCGGCGCGAGAGCGTACACGTCGTTTACGCGCTCTCGCCTCACATCATCACGCCTTCGATGGGCGGCAACTTCGTTGGCGTCTTCGTCGGCGGGCGCTGCGTCTCACCGCTCTTAAACGACCTACACTGAGGATGAAGCCTCCCGCCCGCAACATTCTCTTCTGGTTAGCGATCTTTTCACTGGTCGGGGTGACGGCCGTCTCCTGCGGCCTGTGCCGTGACGTGCGCCGGCACTGGCCCCTGATCCTTCTCATCTCGCTCGCGCAGGCGGCCGTCTTCATCTTCATCAGGCTGAAGGGCATGAGCCTGGCCTGGACGACCGCCGCCTATGACGCGGCCATCATCGCCGGCTGGTACGGCGCCCTCTTCTACCTCGGCGAGGGCGGTGGGCGGGCTGCGAAGTTCGGCCTCCTGCTGGTGGCCGCGGGCCTCTTTGTCCTCTCGGTCTGCGATTGACCCACCCGGCCCATGAACCTCGAAGAGTTGAAAGTGCGCGGTTACGTGAGGCCGGTGCCCGGGCCTCACCTTCACGAGATGGGGTTCGAGGTCGAGCCGGCGATGGAGCTGGCCCAGTGGGTGAAGGGCGTCTTCATCGACGAAGGCGGCCCGCTCTCGAACCCGCGGCACGAGCACCTGCGCGGCGCCGACATCGCGTGCCTCTGGACGAACGTCGAGTACGTCGACGGCTTCATGCCGGTGGCGGCGACCGCCGAACTCGTGCGCGTCTCCGGCAAGCCCTGGCAGAGGATGATGACGGTAGATCACCTCTGCATGTTGTTCGGGAGGATCCCGACCCACATCCTCAAGTTCTACGCCCCGGCGGCGGTCGCGGCTTCTGACTTCACCTTCTGCCGGAGGGTCAACCACGAACTCCTGCACTGCGCGCAGAAGCTGGACAAGGAAGGGCTGCCGGCGTTCGACAACGAGGGCAAGCCCATCTGGGCGATGCGGAGGCACGACGTGGAGGTGTTCATCGAGGACGTTGAGTTGTTCGGGCTCGACGCCTGCAACGGGAACGTCCGTAAGCTGGTCGCCGCCGCCGGGCGCGCGCCGCTCGTCTCCGGCGCTCAGGTCGCCACGGCCTGCGGCACCTGCGGCGTGATGATTTGAAGAAGTCATGAGTTGGAAGATCACCTATCACGATGAGGTTCCCGAACACCCGCGCGTCGGCGACTGCTGGCCCGCCCCGTGGATGCTCGCGGGCGAGGACTTTGAAGATTACTTTTTGCGCTACCTCTCTCCGAACTACAAGCGCGACCACCTGGGCAAGCGCCCGCCGCTCGTCGTGAAGCTCCCGGACGGCTCTGAGTTCTGCGTGGACTCGATGGCTTTCAAAGACGGCGTGCCTTACGGCGACGGATGGAAAGTGACGGGCGCGCCCCCGCTCATCACCGTCAGTCCTTCGATCAACATCCCCGGCTACTACCACGGCTGGATTACGAACGGCGTGATCAGTGACGACTGCGAGAGGAGACGATTCGCATGACCTTCAAAGAGTATTGGGAGGCGCACGTCAGGAAGAACCCGCGCTTCGCCGACGAGGAGGCGAAGATCGAGATCAAGGTCGGGATGCTCAAGCGCCTGCTCGAAGAGGCTCACGGCAAAGGCGTCGAACAGGCGATCAAGACACGACGCTCGGTTGATGAGCTTTTAAGGAAGGCCGGCGTCGGCACTGGCCCTTTCAACCTATGAAGTCCGTTACCAGTTGCGACGAGTGCTCGCGCGAGCGCGCGACGCTCTACGAAAAGCAGGGCCGGCTCATCTGCCTCCTGTGCCTGCCAGTCACCGACATCTACGGGCGGGGCGCTTTGCGTTCGATCAGGGCGTCTGTGACCGGCTCGGTCAACATCGAGCGACGCCGGCGCAGGCTGAAGGGAAATTGATAGTCGCCGACGACGAGAGACTGCGGCGCGTCATCGGGCGCGCGCTCACGGCCTGCTCTGGCCGACCGCGTTGGCTTGCGGCGATAGCAAAAGCAGTCAGGCAGCTCGAATCGAATCCTTACCTATCCTGGGACGGAAGGGAGCTGTTGATCCTCAGCGAGTCCAACGAGATTTATGTGGCTTCGCGCGCGTGCCAATGCAAAGCCTACCGGCAAGGTAAGAAGCCGTGCTGGCACCGCGCAGCGGCTCGACTCCTCCAGCGCTACTTCGAGCACGACCGCCTTGAGACTTCATGCCAGACGGACGACGCAATAACGGCGGCGCGCGCCCCGGCGCGGGGCGGAAGTCTAAAGCCCGCGAGGCCGAACTCGAACGGCTGCTGAAGAAGTGCTGGACGAAAGAGCAGCGGGAGGAGGCATTCACCAAACTCGCGCAGCGCGCTGCACTGGGGAGCATGGAGGCGGTGAAGTTTCTCGCGTTCTTTGCGTTCGGTAAGCCGGTGCAGCGGGTCCTTATCGAGGAGGACAGGCCCGACAAGGGCAAGGTCGATCTTTCACAACTGAGCAAAGAGGAGTTGGAGACGCTTGAGCGCGCGGCTGAAATCGTTGCCAGGGCTCGACGAGGTGCGCGCGGAAAAGGCTCGGCGTAGCCTCTCCGCCTTCATCCGCTACTCGTGGCACGTCCTCGAGCCTTCGACGCCGCTCGTCTGGAACTGGCACATGGACGCAATCGCCGTCCACGTGCAGGCCGCCCTCGAAGATTGGATGGCCGTGCAGCGCTGGCTGCTCGGAGAGCAGGAGCGCGCGGAACTGCGGCCCGACGACGAGCCGGAGCCTCAACCCGTCCAGCGCCTCCGCAACGTCCTCTTCAACGTCCCGCCCGGCTCCGCCAAGTCGCGCATCATTAGTGTCTGCACGCCGGCGTGGATGTGGCTGAAGTGGCCGTCGTGGCGCGCCATCTTTCTTTCGGCGAACCCGCGCGTGGCGCTCCGCGACAGCGGCTTCTGCCGCGACCTGATTACGTCGGAGTGGTATCAGGAGAGTTTCCGCCCCGGCTGGCAGATCCGCGACGACCAGAACGCCGTCGGCCTCTACCGCAACACGGCGGGCGGCTTCCGCCAGGCCCTGGGCTTCCTCGCCAAGATCACGGGCGACCGCGGTGACGCTCTCTTCGTCGACGACCCGAACGACCCCAAGGAGGCGCACTCCGAGATCATCCGTTCGGGAGTGAACGAGCGCTGGGACTCGACGATCTACAACCGCGTCAACGACCTGCGCTTCAGCCCCCGCTTCGGCATCCAGCAGCGCGTCCACGAGGACGATTTTTCGGGCCACTGGCGCAAGAAGGGCAACGTCGAGGTCGTCATCATCCCGATGCGCTTCGAGCCGTCTCGGCTCGAAGCCGCCGTGGACGGCATCCCGCGCGCGACCTCAATCGGCTGGAGCGACCCGCGCACGGAAGAGGGCGAGTTGCTCGACCCGGTGCGCTTCCCCGAAGAGGTCGTCGAAGAGGAGAAGACCCGCCTCGGCACATTCGGCTACGCCGGCCAGCACCAGCAGAGGCCCGCGCCCGTCGGCGGCGGCATGCTCAAGGATCACTGGTGGCGCTTCTGGCACCCGAAGGGTCAGCCGCTGCCGCCGGTGGTCGTCAAGCTCGAAGACGGCACGCTCTTTCACTGCCCCGTCACGGAATTGCCCGACGACCTGGAAGAACTTCTCCAGTCGTGGGACATGACCTTCAAGGACACGAAGTCCTCCGCCTTCGTCGCCGGCCAGGTCTGGGCGAAGAAGCTGGCCGACCGCTTTCTCCTCGACGAGGTACACGAGAAGCTCGACTTCCCGAAAACGCTCAAGGCCGTCCTCGACCTGACGGACAAGTGGCCGAAGGCGCGCCTCAAGCTAATCGAGGAGAAGGCCAACGGCGCGGCCATCATCCAGACGTTGCGCGGCCACGTCTCCGGCCTCGTCGCCGTCGAGCCTTCGGGGTCGAAGGAGGCGCGCTGCTCGGCGGTCTCGCCCGAGATCGAGTCGGGCAACGTCTACCTCCCTCACCCGCTCGTCGCGCCGTGGGTGTACGGCTTCATCGGCGAGTGCGGCGTCTTCCCGAACGGCACTTACAAAGACCGGGTTGACGCGATGACGCAGGCGCTCATCCGCTGGGGCGGCCCGCAGGCGGTGCTGTCCGTGACTGACGCGTCTTCCGGGCAGCAGCCGACGGCCACGGGCCGCGATGCGATTCTGAAGGCGCTCCTGCGCAGGAAGAAAAATGGCTGACAACTCTTTCATCTTTTCAGACGGCACGGAAGCGGACGAGCCGGTGCGCGTCCGCTTCGGCGACGGCGAGCGCGCAGTGCCGGGCTGGATCGTCCACCACTACGGCGGGAAAAAGAAGCTGCTCGAAGACGCCGACGTGTTCGCCGAGGTGACTTACCGCGACTTCATTAGCAGCTTCGACGAGGCAGTCGCCCGCGAGCGCCTCAACCAGATCGGCTTTCAATTCGTCTCACGACACTTAGCACTGCGTAAAAGATGAGCAGGCTCACTGAAAGGCTCAGGAAGTTGAACCCGTTCGGTCGCGCGCGGAAGTCGCTGCGCGACTCGACGTCGGGCGCGAGCTTCGTCGTCGTGCGCCTCGGCGAGCGGGGCGACACGACGCGGCTCTTCCGCAAGCCGGACGTGAAGACGCTCAGGAACATGGCGGAGCACTCGGTCTGGGTGCGCGCGGCGATAGACTATTACCGCGCGACCGTCGGCGGGGCGGCGGCGCAGATCGTCCCGTTCGACGAGTCGCGCCCCGTCAATGACCGCGTCAAGCGCGACATCGAAAAACTGCTGAGGCGGCCCAACCAGACCGGCGACTCCTACTCGACCATCAAGAAGCAGATGATCGAAGACTTCCTCGTCGTCGGTCACGGCGCGGTCGAGAAGGAGATTCGCCGCGACGGCGCTCCGCGCGCCATGTCGGTCATCGACGCCGCCACGCTCGCCTTCGTCGAAGGATGGACGGGCAAGGACCCGCGAATGCCGCGCTACGCGTTGCTGCGCTCGGACGGCACGCTCCAGAGGACGCTTGCCGACCTCCACGTGATGGCGATGGTCAACCGCCCGCGTTCCTATGACAAGCTGGGGCTCTCGCACGTGGAGACGCTCTACAAGGCGGTGATGGCGCTCCTGGAGGCGGACGACTACCTTCTGCGGCAGATCACCGACGCCGCGCCGTCGGGCGCGCTCGACCTCGGCGAGGGGACGACGCAGGAGCAGGCCGACCAGATGCGCCAGTCCATCCAGGCCGTGCGCAAGGCCTTCGTCGTCATCGGCGGGACGAAGGGCGCGAAGTTCCTGCGCTTCAACGCGACCGAGCGTGAGATGCGCCTCCTGGACCAGCAGGTCTGGTTCGTCCGCCAGGTCGCGGCCATCTTCGGTATGAGTACGGCGAAGCTCCGTCTGGCCGTCGACCTCAGCCGCGCCAACGCCGGCGAGATGCTCGACGACGACCAGGAGGGCCCGAACGCGCTCCTCTGGGACATCCGCGAGACCGAGCAGGCGAAGATCGTCGAGTGCTTCGGGCCGGTCGAGGAGCACAACTGCCAGATTCACTACGCCATCCTCAACAAGCGCGACGAGCGCAAGCAGGCGGAGGTGACGAAGATTCAGATCGGCGGCGGCTCGTGGGTCTCCATTAACGAGGCGCGCCGAGACGCCGGAAAGCCCCTGATCGAAGGCTTGAAGGTGGCGGACGAAGTTCTGGTGCCGAACACGAAGGGCGTTCCCATCCCTCTCTCGCTTCTCGAAGAGATGCACTTCGGCGGCGGCGACGGAAGCGGTGAGGGAGATGAGGGCGACGGCGGGAAAGGTAAGGCCGGCGAAGGCGAGCACGATGAAGAGGAAGAGGGTGAGTCACTCGACGAGGCCGCGTGAATTTTTTCGATCAGGAAATTTTTGTTTTTGCGTTTAGACCTCGGCGGTATGTTAGCCTCTTCACCTGTAAGGAATAGTTACCGCGCCGCAGGGCACCAGAGCCTAAGCGCACTTTCTTCACTTCCCCGTCCGAGACTTCAGACGATGAAATAGCAGAATCCGACGCCCGCCGCATTAAGCACTCGCCCCGCGCCCGGCCGGCGACCGTCTTCGGCGCCGCGCAGGGCGCGGGGCGGCCCGCGCCCCCTCCGCCATCAACGGCCTCACTTGTCAGCGAATGCCCGCAGCCGACGTTCAACCAGAAGAGCAGAACCAGCCGGCTGAGGTGACTTCGGCGATCCCGCGCTGGACGCCGGAGTTCGACGTCAAGAGCTTCAACCTCCAGGCGGTCCTGCGCGAGGCCTCGGCGCAGAAGAAGTCGGTCGGCGAACTCCTCAAGTCGCTCGACTATCCCGTCGCGGAGCTGACCGCCACCGACCTCACGGAGTCGAAGGACGCGGGCACCATCCCCGCCTCCGCTTCGAGCACGGCCTCGGACCTGGCCGGCGACGACTTCGAAGTCTCGGCGCTCGAACAGATGCGTGACGCCGCGCGCGGCACGACGGTCTTTTTAAATCACGAGTACAACGTCCCCGAGGACGTCTACGGTAGCGTCGCCGCAGTAGAGCTGGCGACCCGCCGCGCCTTCAACCCGCTCACGGAGCGGCAGGAGGACATGACGTTCCTCGACATGGACATCGCTCCGGTCGGGGCAGACGAGAACCCGCGCGCCGTCCAGACGACGAACATGCGCAAGGCGGGCATCCGCCTGGGCGTCTCCGTCACGGTACTCGTCCTCGCTTACAGGGAGCGCGAGGGCGGCGGGCGCACCATCACCCGCGTCTACTACCTCGAGTGCTCCATCGTCGGCATCCCCTGCAACCAGACCGCGTGGTTGCGCGACGACGCAAAATCTTTCACCCCGGCAACACCCAAGAGCCTACCCACTATGACCGGAACTCAAAACAAGTCAGCGGCCATCACCGGAGCGACCGGGGCCCCCTCTTCGACGGCAGCCGAGGGCGAAAAGCCTTCCGCGCCCGTGCCCGACTGGAAGACGGCGCTCGCCACCGCGAAGGCCATGTTCGCCGACGTGCTCGAAGAGAACCAGAACAACATCTGGCTCTTCATGGACAGCTTCTACACCGTCTACCGGAGTCTCATCCGGGAGGCGCGCGGCAAGTCGGGCGACGCGCTCAACGGTGTCGCCGCCAACGCCAACGACTCCGTCGACGAGTTCGCCGCGGAGTTGAAGCAACTTCTCGCCGACGAGATCAACGAGGCCTCGACGCAGGAGACCTCGGACATCCCCTACTACGCCTATTACAGCGTCGTCGGTCGCTTGCACGGGCTGGTGCAGAAGTCGGGGGCGCGCAACAGCAAGGCCGACCAGGCGCTCTTGAACAAGGCGCACGACTGCATAGTCGAGGCCGGCGGCGTCTGCTCGCACAAGTCGGCTGAGACGGCGGACGAATCGGAAGGCGGCCCCGCCGCGGACGAATCGAAGCAGGCGTCTTTCGGCGAGGGCCAGGCGAAGGTCGCCGAACTCGAAGCCAAGATCGCGAGCCTCACCGAAGAGCTCGCCGCCGCGGTCGAGATGGCCGAAGCGCTGGGGGACGAACTCAAAGAGTCGCGCGAGACGAGCGAGATGGCCGTCGAGGCGCTCGAAGCAATCGGCAGGGAGCCGGTGTAAGGCGCTCACCTCTGGGGCCGCACCCCGCTCCCCTCACGCCACACAACACACCACAGGATTTTTCTAAAAGGAGACTGACGCCACTATGGCAGACCAGCAGCCGACGACGCGCGAGCGTCTTCAGGCGATTATGAAGAAGCTCGACAACGGGGCCGACGCCCGGGCCGCCGCGGGCGCAGGCAGCGGCGCGACCTCGGAAGAGACGAAGCAGGCCTCCGTCCCTGCCCCGGTGGCCGTGACCTCCAAGACGGGCAGCACACGTTTTGCTGACCCGCTCCGCAAGGCGTTCGAGACGCTCGCCTCCATGCACAAGGGCTACGCCGTGCTCGGGAGCGAGAAGGCCCTCGCCGACCCGACGGGCTTCCTCATGGAGAAGGACGCCAACAACAACTACAAGGTCAGCAGCGCGCAGCTCGGGGGCATGATCGCCACGCTCCTGAAGAAGGATTCGGGCAAGGCCGGAGTCCCCTTCGAGGAGTGGGCTGAGCGCTCGGGCCACAAGAGCCTCATCGAGAAGGGATTCGAGGCGGCGCTCGCCGGCGGCATGTTCGACGCCGACTCGATGGGCGCGATCTCGCGCGCGCTCGACTCGACCGGCGGCTCGGGCGGGCCCCTCATCCGCGAGGACGTCGAGCAGCTCGTGCGCGTCGGCTACCTCCGCAAGTTCCCCGCCGCCGAGGCCTTCAACGCCGTCCCGGCCAACGGCATCGAGCACAGCTACAACGTCGAGACCAGCCCCGGCGACGCCTCGACGCTCGACGAGCTGGGCGACCTCGGCACGGTCGACTCCGACACCTCTTACGAGAGGGACCGGACGAACGTCGCCATCCTCGCGACGCGGCGCGCCGTCTCCCTGAAGCTCCAGTTCGCCTCCGCGCAGTCGGGGATGAACTACAACCTCTCGGGGCCGACGAACCGCAACGTGATGGGCGGCATCACGGCCATCGCCAACAAGGACCAGTCGCTCGTCTTGCAGGGCAACTACACCGACAACACGGGCACGCTCAACAACGAGCTTGGGCTCTACGACGCGCTGGGCTTCGACGGCCTGCGCAAGAAGCTCTCCGGCGCCGGCACCTCGATCAACAAGGCGGACGACGAGACCTATCTGCACGTGATCAACAAGGCGATTGCCGAGATCGCGAACGCGGGCGGCAGCGTCGAGGACACGCTGGTGCTGCGCTCTTACGGCGCTTCGCTGGCGATTGACGCTGAACTCCAGCAGTTCTACCGCATCGAGAACGAGACCCCCAAGGGCGGCGTGGACTCGGCGCTTTCGCGCGTCGGCATCCGCAACGTCGCGGGCGCGCTCTCGAAGTTCACGCCCGTCCCCAGTGGCTCTCAGGGCCAGGGCATCGGCTACTACGACGTGGCCGGCCCCGTGACGATGGAGGACGTCTACGTCTGCGACCCGGGCGGCATCGAGAAGCCTTACCTGGGAAGCCCGACGCCGACGGTGCTCGAACTCCCCATCGGCTTTAACGGGCGGCTTTCGAGCGTCTACGTCATCTTCTTGATGACGGGCCTCGCCGTGTTCATCCCCAGCTTCCACCGGAAGATCCGCATCAAGCGCCAGACCGTCTAACCGGCGGCCACTGACGCCTCGGCAGATCTGCCGCGCGTAGAAACTGCAACGGGGGCGCGGTTTTCGGTAGCGCCCCCAGTCAATTCTTAATTTTCCATCATGGCAAAACAAGATCCTTCAGTTAAGCAGGGCGCGGTGAGCGCGCGTGACGTGCGCGCGCTCGCCGGTCGCCGCCTCCGGGTCGAGGGCCTCCGCGGCACGTTCAAGGACGTGCGCTTCGGCGAAGACCACGTGAGCCAGGGGCCGGTCTCGCCGACGACGGAGAAGTCGCTGCGCGCGCAGTTCGGCGAGATGGTCGAGGAAGTCAAGGAAGAGTCCGAGGGCGCCGAAACGGAAGACGACTCCAAGTAAGAGGCGATGACCCTCCCGACTGACGACCTTTTCGGCTCGCTCTACCTCTCGGAAGACGCGTTCATCCAGAGGGCCCGGAGCTTCGGCGTGTCTGTCGCCGAGATGGTGCCGGACGACCTGACGCCGACGCTCGCGGTGGCGAGCCGGCTGGTCGAGTCGCACACGGGCCGCCGCTTCCTCCCCGACGCGGTCAGCGAGACGCACAAGTTCGACCAGAACACGAGGCGCGTCTCCGTCAACCAGCCGCCGGTGATGGAGCTGGTCTCTTACCAGATCGAGTTCGCGCCCGGCGCGGTCGCCACATTCCGGCCTTCTGACGTCGTCGTCAACAACCAGGAGAACTATCTTGAGCTGGCGTCGCTGGCTTTAGCGACCGGCATCGCCGGAGTCATCTACCCCGTCGGGATCACCGACCCGCTCGCGCAGGTCACGTACAAGAGTTACCAGGACGTGCCGTCGGACGTGGCCGCCGCCACCGGCTTCATCGCGGCGCGGCTACTCCAGCAGGCCGAGGCCAACGAGCTGCTGCCCGCGGGCCTCAGCCGCTCGAAGGTGGGGAGCGAGGACCTCAGCCGCGCGGGCGACGAGCAGGACATACCTCTCATGGCCGCCAGACTCCTGCGCCGCTACCAGCGCCTCGCCTGCGCATGATTGACAAAGAGACCCAGCGCTACGCCGACAACCTCGACCGCGTGCGGCGACGGCGCGCGCCGTGCGCCCGTCTCCAGTTCCTCCGCTTCACCGGCGCTCACGACTACGAGCTGGCCCTCGAAGTGAAGGAGGGTTGGTTCGCGGAGCTGAAGAAGCGGAGCGAGAGGGACACGGCCGAGGGCAAGCCTGTTTACCTCTCCATCGAGGTCGCTGCGCTGCGCGGCGTTGACCTCACGCCTCTTTTGAAAGAGGAGTGGCGGGTCGCCGTCTCGGGCGTCGTCCACACGATTGACAAAGAGTATCTCGCGCCGCCGGTCGTCAGCCCCTTCGTCTGGACTATTGTGGCCTACCACACCGACGACCGCTTCCCCGCCGAACAATGAGTGAAGTGACCGGCTTCAACGCGGCGATAGGGCGCGTGGCGCGGATGCGCGACCGCGCGGCCAACCCGCAGCCGGCTCTTACTGACGCGGCTAAGGTCTTCGGCGAGTCCGTCCGCGAGAACTTCGAGGTCGGCGGGCGACCCCCCTGGAAGCCGCACGCTTTAGCGACGCGGAAAAGAACTTACGGACCGTCGCGCCTGCTGATTCAGAGCGGTGACTTTGAAAATTCGTTCACGCCCTTCGTCACGCGCACGACGGCCGGACAGCGCTCTGGGCTCATCTACGGCCCGCGCCAGAACTTCGGCTACAAGGGCGGCCCCGGTCGGGGGCATTCGCCCACGCCGGCGCGCCCCGTCGCCGTCTACCAGTATGAGGACGAGCGGGAGATCTCGCGCGTCTTCCTCGACCACGTCACGCGATGACGACACTCACGTTCGGCGAGAAGGTAGGACGGATCGAGGAGGCGATTGTTGACCTCCTCTTCGGCGGGATGGATTACGTCCGCATCGTCTCGACCTACAACGGCGAGCTGGGCGACCGGCCCCGACTGGTCGAGGCGCTGAGGACGCTAAAAGGGGACTTCCCCCTGGTGCTCGTCGGCTACACCGGCGGCCCGTTTGAAGAGACTGTCCGCACGCCCGCGCCGAACGCGCCCCTCGACGAGCGACACCACGGCGGGATAGAGATCGTCTCCTGCTCGGACGACTCGCGCTCGCAGTACAAGCTGGTGCGCGACTCGAAGCCCTTGACGCGCAAGGACGGACAGGCCCTCTCGCACCGGATGTTCTCCGACGTGATCGCGCTCTTGTCGAACCGCCAACTGACGGCGACCGTCGGCGGGGAGCAGGTGATCCTCAACGAGGGCGAGCTGATACCGCGGAGCGTCGACTACATCGAGCGCCTGACGGGGATGACCGCCGTCTCGACGACTTTCAGCCTCTACTTCGATTACACGTCCGCGGACAACCGCGCCGCGCCTTCGGGCGAGATCGCGAGAGTGAATTTCGACATCACGCCGGAGCGCAGCCCGGAGCCGATGAATGAGCCGCCGGGCGTCTACACGCCGCCACGATTCAGGAGATAGAACTTTGCCGCGAGAGAGAGTCATCAACAGCACGCTTCACCCCGAGATGCTCGAGTCGGGCCAGGTGCTCGGCGCCGCCGGCACCGCGAGCGCCGCGCGCGAGGACGTCCAGTTGACCGACGGCGACCGACGACGCCTCCGGGGGAAGATCACCGTCATCCCCGTCGACGAGGCGGAATCGGAAGCCGAAAACGTCGTCGAGTCGGAGTAGCTTTTAAGCTTCAACCTTGTACTCGTCACTCGTCACTCATCACTCGCCGTCCTGAATCCCCTTCCCTCCGGCCTCGCCGGAAACACAGAAAGGCCACTTCTCGATGATTACAGGTTCGACCACGCCGGGCGTGAACGTGGACGTCAACGACGCGCCCGTGTCGCGCGCCGCGCAAAGCCAGCCCGCCTCCAAGGCGATGATCGTCATCAACTCGCTTTGGGGACCGGCCAACGTCGTCACGACGACCTCGAGCTTCAGCGACAGCGCGCGCCAGTTCGGGCCCCTCGACCCGAACAGCCGCGGGCTTGATTTTCTCTACGCCTACTTCAACGTCTTCGCGGGCTACCTCGCGCAGGTCGTGCGCGTCGTCGGCCCCGCCGCCACGCTAGCGCACCTCACGATCAAGGACCGCGGCGTGGGCGCGGCGCAGAAGGACACCGTCAAGGTCGAGAGTAAATACTTCCCCGGCGCAGGGCTCGACGTGCTCGTCACGGTCGAGGACGACGGGGCCGGGTTCGTGAAGATCACCGAGCGCTCGGTCGCCCTGAACGTCAAGAAGGTGCACCGCCAGGTCTCGATGGCCGCCGCCGACATCGCGCGCGTCAACCAGGAGGCCGCCCTCATCAAGCTCACCGACCTCGCCTCCACCAACCCCGCGCCGACGAACCTGCCGTCGCTGACCGCCGAGACGGCGCTCGCGGGCGGCACGGACGATTTCGCCTCGCTCACGGACGCCAGCTACATCGGCACCGACAACGGCGTCACGAAGACCGGCCTCCAGTGCTTCAACACGGAGGACTACGGGACGGGCACCGTGGCGCTGCCCGGCGTGACGACGGAGGCCGCGCGCGTCGCGCTTTACGCGCACGCCGAAGCCTACCGCCGCCTGGCCGCGCCGGACCTCGCCACGGGACTGACGAAGGACGATGTGGTCGCCGTCCGCGTCGCGCACAGCTCGATGTTCGCCTGCCTCCACTGGCCGAACGTGCGGATGCTCGACTTCGCCGGTTCGGGGCTTGAGAAGATTTACCCGACCTCCGGCTTCGTCGCCGGCGCGATAGCCGAATCGGAAGCGCGGATCGGGGTCTGGCAGGCACCCGCCGGGCAGTTCGGTCGCGTCCGCGGCGCAATCGGCGTGGAGCTTTCCGCAGCGGGGCAGCCGCAGGTTGACGACTCGACCCGCGGCTACCTGGGCGACAACCAGGTCAACCCCATCGCGCCCTTAAACGGCGACATCAAGCTCTACGACGACCTCGTCATCACCGACGACTCGCGCGTCCAGATGATCCACGAGATTCGCGTTTTGAACTACCTCTACTACGCGATCAAGGCGAGCTTGCAGAACCTTCCCTTCAGGACGATTGACGGCTCTGGCCGCCTCTTCGGCGAGGCCCGCCGCGTGGTCGAGCAGGTCTGCCGCGAGTTGTGGAACAAGGGGCGCGGCGGGCTCTACGGCAAGACCGAGGCGGAAGCGTTCCGCGTGGTGTGCGATAGCAGCAACAACCCGCCGGAGTCGCTCGACCGGCAGGAGCTGAACGTGGATGTGGACGTCCGCATCAGCCCGACGGCGCGCCGCGTCAACGTCTCCTTGAACAACCGCCCGATCACGGTTGATTTGAAGACGCTCCAGTAAACGGCGAACTTCACCCGTCCGCGAACCAGCCGCCGCGCCTGTCGGGCGTGGCCGCAACGAGAGAGGAATTTTGTAGATGCCTAATCTGAGGGGCACAGCACAGTACCGCTTCCGCGCCGGCTTCGACGGCATCGGCGACTTCGCCGCGCTCGAGATCTCCGGCGGCGGCGAGGACCACAAGTCGGAGACGTTGGCCGCCGCGAACCAATCTTACGACGACAAGGTTAAGGGAAAGGTCGAGGTCAGCGACCTCGTCATCAAGCTCGCGCTCGGCTACGACCAGGTCGCCATTGACGACCTCAACAAGTGGTTCGACGACTTCTTCAACGACGTGGACCCCACGCGCCGCGGCGGCTTCGCCGAAGATTTGGACGAGACGGGCACCACCCCGGTCCTCGCCCGCGAGTTCGTCGGCTGCTTTCCCGTCAAGCGCGAGCACGACCAGCGCTCGACCGACGGGAAGGGCGTCGCCACGATCTCGTTCACCATCGGGTTTGAGCGCGTCTACTACGCGTAACAAGTGACGATGATCGAACACTCCATCACGCTCCCTGGCGGCTACCGCAGCCGCGACCCGAAGGACCAAGCGACGCACCGCGAAGTCGTCTTCGGTCGCCGCCCGACTGTGGCCGACCAGGTCCGTGTCGAGGCGGACTCTCAGTCCGCGCTCGACGTGCAGCAGGTGCTCCTGTACGCGCGCTCCGCCGTCACCAGGTTCGGGAACTTGCGCCGACTGCCGCCGACTTTGGGCGTCCTCCTCCAGCTCGACGAGATAGACCGCGAGGCGCTCGTCGAGGGCTACGTCGAGTTCATGCGCGTCTCAATGGGTGAGCGCGTGGCGGAGGAGTTCACGCCCGACTCCTACAAGCTGGCCTTCGGCCTCGAGGTTGACGGCGAAGAATACGACGTCATCGAGTTCAAGGCCGACCAGCAGCCGCTGACCGGCTACGACGAAGTCCGGCTCGAGCGGCAGCACGGCTCCGGCGCGCGCAAAGACCTGGCCGTGGCCGCGCGCGAGGCCGTCGCGGTCTCGCAGTCAGAAGGCGCACTCCGGGTCGAGCGCGAAATCTCGGTCGACCTGTTGGAGCGTCTCGACGCCTACGACGGCGCGCAACTGCTACGGTGGTTCGGCGAACGGAGGGCCTCCTTTCGTCGCTCTCGTCGAGCCGACGGCTGAAGACGTCGCGGACATCATCTTCCTGGCGCGCCACACGTCCTGGTCGGAGGCAGAGTTGCGGGGACTACCGAAGGCGCGCCGCAGGCAGTATCTCGAAGAGTTGAAGAGGCAACTGCCTAAGAGGTCTTGAGCAGCCAGCAGCGCGAGCCGCTCGGCTGCTCAATTAGTTTCTACGAATGGGGTACACATGATGGAGAAGACTTGGGCTCGTGCGCTCTCTGCCTTTGTCCTCACGCTCGCCTGCGCCGCGAGCGCGTGGCCGCGCCCCGGCGTCCCCCGCGCTGTCCGCCGCGCCGCCGCGTCGGTCTTCAGTCTCTCCGCCGGCGGCCACACCATCTGCACGGCCTTCGCCGTCGGGACGCACGAAGGCCCCCGCCTGATGAGCGCCGGCCACTGCGCCGAGGGGATGGTTCAGGGTGAAGTGGTCACGGCTTTCAACGCGGAGTCGGACGCGCGCTACGAGGCGGCGCTGGAGAGCGCCGTGTACGAGTGGCCGCGCGCGGATTACTCGGTCTTCCGTTTTGTCGGGGCTCTGCCGCCGGCGGCGCTGCGCGAGTCCGGGAGGATGCCCGCGCCGGGCGACCCCGTTTACACCGTCGCCGGGCCTCTGGGCTTCTCCCCCGTCATCGCCGACGGGCTGTTCCAGGGTCGAGTCATCTGCACCGACGACCCGCGGTGCCAGGAGGAGATAGGCGGCCTTTATTTCGCCACCGTCACGGGCGACCACGGCGCTTCCGGCGCGCCGGTGCTCGACTCCAAGGGCCGCGTCTTCGGCATCTTCGTCGGCGGCTTCGACGGCGTGAAGCTCCCGTGGGCGCTCATCGCCGAAGCGCCGAAGGTCTCCGATTATTGATTGATGGCCACCTCCGGCAAATCACAGTTGGAAGTCATCCTCAACTATAAGGATCGACTTTCGCCGATGGCTCCGCGCACGATCCGTCATTTGCGCGACATCAACAGCTACGCGCGCACGGCGGCGAAGGGCGTCGACCTGCTCAACAAGTCTTTGAGCCGCCAGGTCAGGCCGGACGGCGTCGAGGCCTACGCGCGGGGCCTCGGCAAGCTCCGCGGCGAGATGCGCACCACGGTGCGCGACGCCGCCACTCTCCAGGGCGCGTTCGGCAACGGCTTCGACACCAAAGGGATTGACGCGGCGATCAGCAAGACGCGCGAGCTACAGCGCGAGAGCAAGGCTCTCACGCGCGCGCCCCGGTCACGCGCTCCTCACCAGTATCAGCCCGGCGACTGGATGAAAGACTCCGACCGCCCCGTCGACTGGCGCAGGCAGTTGGGCAACGGCCAGGGCAGCGGCCAGAAGCCGCCGGCGAACAATCACGGCGGCGGGCGTCTGCTCAGGCAGGCCGAGCAGGTCGACGCCGTCTTGCAGACGACCGGACAGATCACCCACGCCTTCACCGGTCGCGTGGAAGGCATGGAGCGGTACACGGACGAGTACCTGCAACTCAGCCAGGCGCGGCAGAAATTCCTCGCGCGCAACCTCAGCCCGCGCGAGAACACCGAGGCGTTCTCGGCGGTGGACGAGACGGTCAAGAACCTGCGCGGGCTGACGCACGCCGAGACGACCGAGACGCTGACGGATTTGCACACGGCGCTCGGCGACCTGCACCACGCGATGGAGGCGCTGCCCATCGCCTCCAAGTACCGCTTCGGCGTCTCCACCCTTCTGGGCGACAAGTTCTCGCCCGAAGAGATCGAGTCCCAGATTCAGGGCGGGATGAAGTTCCTCGAGATGATCGGGGCCGTCTCCGACCGCTCGAAGATGGAGGCCTACTTCAACCGCGTCCAGCAGATCACGACGGCGACGGGCGGTCGCGTCACGCCCGACGAGATGCTCGCGATGGCGAAGACCGGCGGGACAGCCGTGCAGGGGCTCTCGCTCGAGGGACTCACGTCGCTGACGCTGCCCATCCAGGAGATGGGCGGTAGCCGAACGGGAACGGCGCTGCAAACCCTCTTCCAGAACATCATCGCCGGCCACATCGAGCAGAAGGGCCTCGCGGAGTGGCAGCGGCTGGGTCTCCTGGACGAGAGCAAGGTCGAGTACAACAAGAGCGGCATCGTCAAGAGCATGAGGGCCGGCGCGATCCCCATCGGGACGCTCATGCAGGAGAGCCCGCTCGCCTTCGCCGACGCGCTACGCGACGCCATGCAGCGCAAGGGCGTCGACACCGGCGACCCGAAGAAGGTCATCGAGGAGTTGGGCGCGCTGAAGATGCCGCGCACCGCCGCCGAGCTGACCTCGCTCATGATCAACCAGCGCTCGCGCGTGACGAAGGACATGGGGCTGGTCACGAACGCGAAGCAGATCGACCAGCTTTACGGCCAGGGTCTGGAGTCGCCCATGGGCCAGCTCCGCGAGCTGAACGCCCAGCTCGTGGATTTCAAGGCGCAGGTCGGAAAGCCGCTACTGGAGATAGCGACGAATTTCTCTAAGGCGTTCATGCCGATCTTGCAATACGCCTCCGAGTACCCGAAGACCGCCGCGGGCATTTTAGTCCTGGGTAAATCAATCGGCTTCGTCGCCGAGACGCTGACCGCCGTCAAGACGGGCGGCGAGGTTCTCGGCTGGTTCAAGGGCGCGGGCGAAGGCGCGGAAGGTGCGGCAGAAAAGATCGGCGAGGCGACTGGAAAAGCGGGCGGCCTGCGCCGGGCGCTCTCCTCGCTCAGCAGTAACCCGTGGGCCATCACCATCGGCCTGACCGCCGCGTCCGTTTTCACCATCGGCGAGATCACGGAACTCATCCGCCTCATGGATGAGAAGAAGAAGGCCGACGCCGCGCTGCGCGAGTCGAACAACGGAAATCTTCAGACCATCGGCAAGGCGCGGGAAGTGTTCGGCCAGATGGGCGAGCCCGTGCCCGACATTATCTGGAAGCAGCAGGCCGGCGGCGCTTTGGGCAAGCTGAACACGAACAACGAACTGCGTGACGCGCTAAAGGGCTGGACCACCGGCTCTTTCATGAGCGAGTTTTTCGGCGGCGTCTTCGGCCTGCACACGAGCCCCTACCACGGCATCTTCCGCCGGTTCGACCTGTCGGACGAGAAGACGAGGGACGAGTTCCGAAACCGCGTGCCGGAGCTGGGCCAGCCCGAGATCATGGCCGAGTTCCGCCGCCTCGTCGACAACTGGAAGCTGCCGGCAGACCAGCGCGCGGCCCTCGACAAGGGGCTACAGTTGGCCTTCCCCGACTCCTTCGCCAAGGCGACACAAATGTCGACCGACGAGTTGACCAAGCTCGCGCCCGCGACCACGCAGACGACGGACGCACTGAAGAAGATCTCAGACGCTGCACCCGGCGTCGTCGGCGGACTGGGCGAGGCGGGGACGGCGGCGCAAAGTTTCGCCGACCGGGTCAACGCCCTCGAGATCAAGTTGCCGCAGGTGAGCGCGACGGGCGCCGCGTCGGGCGGCGCGGGCGCGCCCGAGCCAGGGGATGCCCCGAAGCTCGTCGAGTGGCCCGCCCCTCACAGGCGGCGCGGCGGCGCGGTCAAGCGCGGCAACACTTACGTCGTCGGCGAGGAGGGCGAAGAGCTATTCACCGCCGGGGCCGACGGCTTCATCACACCGCACGACCGGGCGGAAGGCTTGGCCGCCGCGCCCGACTACAGCCTCTTCGCCGCCGCGCCTTCGGGCGGACACACAATCAACGTCGAGATCAACGTCCCTCCCGGCCACCCGGCGGCCGAAGACACGGAGGAGTTGGTACGGTTCCTCGAACGAAAGCTCGAGGCGCTGGCCGCGCGACTTGACGAGACGCGCGGGCAACTCCACGACCCGCGCTTCGTCGACGGCATGGTCAACAGCGCGCGCGAGCGCGTCGCCCAGCGCTCGTGAAGTGATGAACCTCACCGCACGCTGCATCGTCGAGATAGACGGCACGCGCTACGACAGCCGCGACAAACAATCGCGCCTCGTCTCGGTCACCATCGACACCGAGACCAACCTGACGGGCGAGGCCGTCGTGACTTTCGCCGACCCCCGCTTCGAGCTGACGGACAGGCACACCGACTCGACGGGGATGCGCTACGCGGAGGCGCGCGTTTGGCTCGGGTACGGGGGCGACCTAGGCGAGGCTTGCTTCGGCGGACGTCTCGTCGGGGTCGAGCACGACTCCCAGCGCGTGGGGCTGCGGTTTCACGACAAGAGCCGCGACATGAAGCTCGAGAAGAAGTCGCGCTACCACGCGGGCAAGACGGATGTGGAGATCATGCGCGACGTCGCCGCCGAATACGGACTGGACTTTCAGACCGTCGGCTCCGTCATTGACAGCGAGCGCCACGCGAGCCTCATGCAGCGCAACAGCCGCGATTGGGACTTCATCCGCTCCCTCGCGAGCCGCGCCGGCTGGAACGTGTGGGTCGACGGCAACACCCTTTACGCGCAGGAGGCGGGCGTCCAGTCGCCGGGCGGTACAGTGCTCACCTACCGGCAGGATTTCCTCTTCCTTCGGCCGCTCACTCTCACCTTCAAGCTGCCGGAGAATAGAAGGGGGCGCGCGCGCAAAGCCGTGGTGACGACGCGCGGGCCCGACGGCTCGCGCATCAGCGGCGAGAGCGCCGGCAACTACCAACGTGGCCGGCTGCTCTCCTCCTCTTCGGATCTTCCGCACCACACGCGCCAGGCCGCCGAGCGTCACGCGCGGGGGCTGCGCCTCAAATCCGGCGAGACGGCCTTCGAGTGCCGGATTCAACTCCTGCCCGCCGCCGGGAGGCAGATCGGTATTCGCTCGGTGGTGACGCTCGCGGAGGCGGGGCAATTTTTCGGGGGCGACTACGTCGTGCGCGCGGCGCGCCGGGCTTGGCACGGCTCACAGCTTTTGGACGACCTGACGCTGGGCCGCGACATCGGCGGCCTGAAGAAGTAAGGGATGAGCACGGCGGTCGCGACCATTGAGTTGATCAACCTCGACGATCCGTCGGGGGCCGGCGATTTCAGCTTCCGCAGATTCCCGCGGTCGGTGGATACGACCGACAAGACCAACTACGAGGCGGCGGACGTCGCCGGCTTCGTCAAGCCCGTCATCCACGCGAACGCCGAGCCGCAGATCATCGTGCTCCAGGAGGTGTGGCTCGACAACTCCGACTCCCTTCAGTCGGTGCTCCCCGACGTCGAGCGCCTGCGCGGGCTGATGCGGCGCGGCGGCGACGCGGACGCTCCGCCCACGCTCCAACTCATCATCGGCGACTGGAGCGTTGAGGTCGTTCTGGTCGAGATGAAGGCCGAGCGCGTGCGCTTCACGGGCGAGAACGTGCAGACGAGGGCGCGGCTCAGTTTAACTTTCTGGGAGACGGACGGCGGCAACCTCTCGGGCCGCGCGCCGGGCAACCGCCCCGAAGACGCGAAGTTTTCCTTCTGATGCCAAGCCTGACACCCTTCCAGCGCTACGCCACGCTCGTGCCGCCCCCCGACGCCGGCACCCTGCGGCACGTCTTCGTCGAAGGAGAGACGCTACACCTGCTCTCTTTCAGGTATTACGGCGACGTGATCTTCTGGAAGAAGATCGCCGACTACAACGACGTCACAGACCCGCGCACGATCCCCGCGGGCACGCTCCTTCTGATACCTCCGCGCCCGCTCCAGACGGGCAAGTTCGAGTCCGTTTAGCCCATGTCGCACGACGACGAACAAGACTACTTCATCTTCGAGTACGGCCGGGTGCAGGAGGTTCAGCCGGAGACGCTCGCGGTCAAATGCGTCATCCATTCGATAGACCCGGACCGCGTGCACGACGAGTGGATATGGCAGGCAGTCCCGTTCGTCGGCAAACCCGGATACGGCCCTGCTTTCGCGCCGGCGGTGGGGAGTGAAGTTTTAATCACGGGCCGCTACGGGCAGGACTACAGCCTGATTTACCTGAGCACGTACAACACGAGGTTCATGCCGCCCTCGGAGTTCGCCGACGGCTCGCGCGGGATGAAGATCGAAACCGCGTTGCGGTTCTTAGTTGATTCGCTGTTGCAACTGAAGAGCGGCCAGCGCGTCGAGGTTGACTCTCCCGACGTCTTCCTCCAATCAGGCGGGTCGGTGAGCGTGCACGGCCAGGGGGAACGTGTCGGCTTCTTAGGCGCCGACCCAATTGCGCGTCGAACGCTCCCGCCGGACGCCATGGACATCACGACTAACAACACGCTCACGAACGCTATCAAACGCCTCTTGATTGATTTGGGGTTCGCGCAGTGACGGGTCAGGCGCCGGCATACATTTTGGACGCGGCATTCGCCATCTGGCACAGGCCCAGGGGTGCAGACTGTTGGCACCACACGCCCTGCGGCGAGACGGTCGAGCCCCTCGCCATCGCCTTCGGCGAGTGCCGGGCGGTCGACCTGCGCTGCAACGACTGCGAAGAAATTTTTGAAGACTTGGCCGAAAGATGAGCGACATCGGAGTCACGCTTTCATTCCCCTTCCGCGTGGACGCGCGCGGATCTCTGGCCGTCGCGCGCACCGCGGAGCAGATCGCCGCGGAGGCAATCGCCGATTTACTCGAGACGCGGCCCGGCGAGCGCGTTTACGTTCCCGACTACGGCGTGCGCGACTTTCTCTTCTCGACAGTCAACGCCGCCTTCAAGATGAGGCTCGAGAAGAGGCTGCGCAAACAGATACTCGACTTCGTGCCTTCCGTCCAGGACGCAGACGTCACGGTCAATGTGAGTGACGCGTCGCGCGTGGACATCACCGTCACCTACACGCTCAACACCGGCCAGACTCACAGCTACTACTACCCGCTCTGGCAACTGATCCAGAACTCCTGAGATGGCAATCGACTCCATTCCCATCCCCACGCCCCTCATCGACCCGCGCGACGGCGTCGAGCTGGCCGCCGAGGCAATCGCGCGGATGAACGCCGCCTGCCCGGAGCTGACCAATAACGACCCGGCCTCGCCCTTCGCGGTGATGGCGGAGTCGCAGGCCTTCCACGTCGAGCAGGTGCTCTACGCGATCAACCGGCTGCCGGACGCGGTGCAGGTGGCGTTCGCCAGTCTCTTCGGAATCGAACTCCGCCTGGCGCTGCCTGCGACGACGACTCTCACCTTCACCGTGACGGCGCCCGCGGGGACTTACGTCACAATCCCCGCGGGCACGCGCGTCGCGACCGCCGACGGCTCTTTCGTCTTCGCGACTGATACCGACCTGGAATTAGCGCCCGGCGTGACGAGCGGCGAGGTCTCGGCGACGGCGGTCGCGACCGGTCACACCGTACTTCAGGCGAACACGCTCACGCGAGTCATCGACCCCGTCGCCTGGGTGCAGGCGGTGACTAACGCCGGCGTGGTTGATTCCGGCGCCGAGCAGGAGACCGTCACGTCGGCGCTCGAGCGCTCGCGCAACTACCAGCAGCGGGCAGAGCGCATCGTCTCCGCGAACGACCTCGCGTCGGCCATCCGCGACGAGGTCATGGCCGGCAACTGCATCTTGCAGGTCTTCGAGAAGACCGAAGACGGCTACTGGGACCCGGACACGCAGCTCGGTCGTCGGCTGGGCAACACGACTGTGTTGCTGATGACCGCCGCCGGCAACGCCGTCTCTACGGAAGTGCGCCAGCAGATAGGTGCCCTGTGCGAGCAGCTCGTCGGACACCTCCAGGTCTTTATCAAGGATCCTGTGTATCACGAGTTCAGCGTCGCGGCGGACGTGCGCCTGGTCAACCTAGCGCGTCAGGCGGACGCGCTCGCGCGCATCCAGGACTCGCTCGAAACTTTCTACGCGGTGAAGGCGGCGAACATCGGTCGCGGGATTCACGTGAGCGAGATCGTCGAGTTCATCGAGGGCACGCCCCTGGTGGATTTCATCGTGCCCCAGCCCGGCGGCTCAATCCTCAGCAGCCCGGCGGCGGACATAGAGCTGCTCCCTTACGAGCTGCCGAAGCTGATCAGCGTCACGATCAACTTCGTGTGACCCGCGCGCGCCGCCGAACCCCATGTCAATCAGCAACCTCGACTACCAGTTCAACTGCTTAACGTCGCGCTACCGCAACGCGGACGGGCAGGGCTTGCTGAAAAGGTTTCTCTCATTCTTCGGCGAGCAGCTCGACAAGTTCGACCAGGACTTCGAGACGCTCTACCAGAAGGTGAAGTCGGAGACGGCGCCGGAGCAGTTCGTCGAGTTCTGGTGCTGGTCGTTCTTCGGCTGGAGCTGGTTCCCTTCGTGGTGGACGCTCCCCCAAAAGCAAGCTTTCTACGGCGACCTGGCGAAACACCTGGCGCGGCGGGGCACCAAGGCCGGCATTGAGGGCTTCCTGCGCGCCTTCGGCGTCCACGCAGTGGTCTTCAACCGCCCCGAGTACTGGGGCTCGTTTTACTGGGGCGCGAGCGACTGGACGATGACGGGCCCGCTCGCCTTGGTCGTGCGCGTCTACCCGATGCGCGACGTCGCGGCGAGCGAGATGGCCACCTGGGGGGAATTCTTCTGGCAGGACGCCTACTTCGCGCCGGAGAACGGCGTGGTCGAGCAATCGGACGTCGAGGCGCTACTCCGCTTTCAAGCCCCGCTCTCGCAGGACATCTACATCGAGTACCTGACCGCTTGAGGATTCAAGGATGAGAACACGATTAGTTGACAGCTACACCGACCCGGCGACGAGCATCGTCTACGGACTGCGCGGCGACCCCACGGACTTCTCCCTCTCGCAGCAGTACACGCACGAGCACGTCAAGGCCGTGGCGAGCGTCTTTCTGTCCGCCGGCATGGCCGCCGTCGAAGTCAGCGGCTTTGACTACACGCTGGCGGGCGGCCTCTCCCTCTCCATCGCCGCGGGGCAGGCCTTCGACGCCGCGGCGAACTACTACGAGACGATCAGCGACCCGGAGGGTCAGCCCACGGTCGTCACGCTCGACGCGGCGGACGCCACCAACCCGCGCATCGACGTGATCTACGCCCTGCTCGAGCAGGGCGTGGAGGCCGAACCGCTGCCGCGCACGTTCCGGCGGCTCCTCACGCCGACGGAGATCGCCGCCGGAACGCCCGAATACAATCCGACGAACATCACCGTCTTCGCCGAGTTGCAGACGCGCGCGACCGTCAGGGTGCTCAAGGGCACGCCCTCGCCCGCGCCGGTCGCGCCCGTGGTGGGCGCGAACGAGGTGGCGCTCTTCCAGGTGCGCGTGAACGCCAACGCCGCGACGCTCGTCGCCGGCAACGTCACGGACGTGCGCAACGCCGCGCGGTCGCTCGCGCAGGCCTGGGCGCAGATAGACGCGAACACGGCGGCGCTCGGGGGCGGAATGTTCGAGTCCATCCAGGACATGATCGCGACCTTCCTCGGCGTCACGCCCAACACCGGGCTTTCGATCACCTACAACGACGCCGCCAACACGCTCACGCTCGCGGGAGTTGCCGCGTCGGGCGCGGCGATGGGCATGATGTCTGCCGCCGATTACAACACGCTTCACGCGGCGACCCCGAGCGCGACGGCGAACGCGATCTCGCAGCGCGACTCGAACGGAGACGTTTCGGCGCGCGACTACAAGCCGACACGCCAGATTTTGTTCCCCGACTCGTCTGTCCTCACGCAGCCGCGCTTCAAGGAGCAGCAGATCATAATCTTCGACCTGGAGACGGCCTTCACGACGCAGGCGACCCCCTACCCAGGCAATTCCGTTTACGTCACCTCTCCGTCCGGCGTGGCCTTCTACGTGAACCTCAACCTCGCCGACTTCGCCAACATCCCGCTCGTCTTCGAATGTATAGGCAAGCACGCCGACGGCGGCCTGACGACCACGGAGGCAGACCTCTGGAACGTGACCGACAACGTCTCGGTCGCCAACGTCAAATGGCTCCACGGCGCGGGCGTCTCGATAGCGCGCTCCGCGCCGTTCACCCTGAGCGGCTCGACGCGGAAGCGATTCCAAGTGAAGCTCGGCATCCAGCAGCAGCAGGGATCCGACACCGCCTTCATCTGGACGGCGCGGTTGATCGCCTACCCGGCCTACGACACGTGCGGCGGCTGGGGCCAGTCGGCGTGCCCACTCTAAATAAATCCGAATTCGTTTGAAGGAGAGTTTCGATGGCAAAGCAAGTAATGAGTCTAGCGCTCACGGCAGCGCAGGCGGCAGCGATGGAGTCGTCCTCACTCCAACAGATCGTGGACGGATTCGGCGAGTTCCCCAACGCCGTCTTCGATTTCACGGAGCAGAAGTATGACCTCGAAGGGGTGCAGTTGACCGTCAGGGCGTACCGCGACGCGGCGGCTCTCGCCAAACTGACGCCGCTTCCGATGTCCGATCCCATTGTGCTCAAGCTCACCTGGGACGAACTAAGGGCGATCCCCGGCGCTTCCGACCTCGAGGCCGCCGTGCGCTCCGCCTCTTGGGGAATCATGACGACCAACCCGAAGCTGCTGCGTGGGACGCCCCCGCTCAACGCGGGCGACCCCGACACCAGACACAACATCTTCGCCGGCGGGACTCTGGTCGAGGTCTAAAGCCGCGCCGCGCCGGAGACGAAGGCGCGGTGAGGGGCGGCGCTGCCTGATCAGCGCCGCCCCTCACCGCGCCTTTTCCATTCCAACCAACCTCGCGCCGATTTGTGGTTCAGTTATTCCAACCTAACGCTCGATTCAATTACCTGCCACTACATATAACTCTCCCTTTTTGTCCCGAATTTCTAATGCGCTCTGGCGCTAGAGGTTAAGTCCGATTTTTATTGCCGGCAATTTCGGGGCAGCCCCGAATTGTTCTTCTCGCCCCCGGAGTGTGATTCCTGTAAGAACCACAACGCCCTGCATGGAAAAGCTAAGGCAAGCTCAACACTAGAGATAAGCTGCGCCGAGCGACACGAGGAACAATTTGGTCGCGACCAAATTGTCCGACGGCGACCGCGCACACCACGGTCAGGAATTTGGTACAGTTCTTCTAATTCGTAGCGCCCCATCTTCTTAGCTTCAATCCAAACCACCATGAACAATTTGGTCGCGACCAAATTGTTTTTAGGAGCGCTCTGCCCTTTTAGCTATTCGTCTCCAACCAAAGGCCCCGGCATCTATGCAATGCAAAGGAGGGCAAAGCCGGCTCTAGGCGGGGCCCTTACCTGCCAATCCAAGCCGCTTACCACTCACCCCTCACACACCCTAACTCTACCTTTGTGTGCCAGATTTCTAATTCGCTTACGTGACTGGCTTTAACTTCGATTTTTTATCGAAAGGATTTTCGGGAGTCCCGAAATGGTTGGCCGGAGGTATTTGTGTGCAACTTTGTGAAATTCGAGGAAGCCTGGTGTCGCGGGGAAGGTGAAGTAGCCTCAATCACTTAACGATCATTCGCACGCATGACAGCGAATATGGTGCTTCCCATATTGCAAAGCCGCCTGCCGGCGTGCCGGCGCGCAATATGGTGCTAAATGGCGAACTTGTTGACGGCGGTGGGGATCGACCTCGCCTGGAAGGTTTTTGAATATGGTGATTCACCATATTGTTTATGCCGGGTGAGCGATGAGGGTAAGGATTAACGAGGGGCGGGAAATGCAAAGCCCGATTTTTAGCAATTCCTAGGCGATAAATGTCAGAGGGGCATGGAGATGAAATGAGTTTCTAGGTAAGAATCAGTCGCGCCTTGAAAATCAAGCTCGTTAATGATTGAAAATAAGGATGATCAAAATTTTCACGGGTGAAAATCGGCATAATCCTGTCTACGGTTAATGACGACAATTTTTTCGCCTCCTCGTTTAGACGTCATTGAGACTGTCAGTAATGTGAGGTCAGATTTTGTCGCCGTCGAACCGGTCGCGGTAGTCCTCGCCCTCGACGTGGAGAGTTTTGCACATCTGCTTGAGGCGGCTGCGCGCGGGCGCGCCGATGCGATCGCCGAGCGTCTTCTCCGACGGCGATCTCCTCACGTCGAGGCAGTTGGTCGTCGCCAGCGTGAGCCTCTTGTGGTTGTAGCGCTCGCCGATGATCGTGCCGATGATGGCGCGTTCCCACTCGCTGGGGCTTCTGGCCCCCAGCTCGTCGAGCAGCAGGACCTGGGCCTCGTAGATGGGTCGGAGGATGTCGAGTTCGGCCAGCTCCGAACGCTTATTGTAGGTGGACTGGATTTCCTTCAGGAGCGTCGGAAAATCGCGGAAGAGGACTTGCGCGCCTTTCTCGGCCAGGCCGCGCAGCACCGAGACGCAGAGGTGCGTCTTCCCGACCCCAACCGGCCCCATGAGCAGCAGGCCGCGCTCTACGCAGGGGAAGTCCTGGACGAGGCGGAAGGCGTAAGAGTAAGCCTTCAGTTGCGACCCCTGGCCGGGCTGAGGCCGGTAGCTCTTCAGCGTGCAGTCGCGGTAGATCTCGGGCACCTGCGCCGCGGCGAAGAGCTTCGCCGGGTCTGCCTTCCGGCACTCGCAGCGGCGCGCGCCCTTGCCCGGCACGACTTCGAGGCCGGTGCCGTGGCAGAGTTTGCAGGGCTCCGGCACTTCCCTGCTCGCTGTGGGCTGCGTGCTCACGGCTGTCCGGTCTGCTCCTTCTCGCGCTCGTAACGCTCGAGCGCGGCCTCACGAATGCGCGGCCATCTGTCGGCCTCGACCGAGCCGGCGAGTTGGCCGTCAATCTCCTCGATGGTCATCCCGTCGTGAAGGAACTGGACGAACATGCCGACCAGCTCTTCGTCCGTCGGCGGCGTGGGCGCGGGCGAAGGCTGCGCCGGCGGCGCGGGCTGCGCGGCGCGCTGTGGCATCGGCGTCCTATTCGTCAGTCTGCGCCGGAGGTGTTCGAGCAGGAGCGCTGGCGCTGATGAGACCATTTCGGTGCGCGACGCGGCGTGGCGTAGTTCCGCCGCGAGGAGATCCCCGACCTCCTTCCACTTGTCGGCTTCAGAAGCCGGGCTCTCTTTACCGGTCACTTCCCTGCTCGCTTGCCGGAGTATCTTGACGAATCGGGCGAAAGCCTCATCATCAGCTTTTTCTTCCGACGTTTTAAGAAAAGTCTTCGGCTCGCTGTAAATGTCAGCGGCCTCACCAGATGGGGCCTGGCTAGTCTGACTACTTTCAGGTGTGTCTAGTCCGTCTGGTTTCTGGGCGGGGCTACTCCGACCAGTCTGACTACTCTGCCTAGTCGGACTAGGCGGGGTGGAGATTTCTTCCGGCAGGAAGACCTCATACTCGTTGCCGGCGTGCTCGCCCGCGAAGACAGTCACCCGGATCAGGCCGACCTGCTGAAGGTGTACGACGTTGGAGTCGAAGGTGACGCGCGATCCGATGTGGGCCATCTGCATCAGTCGCGCGCGCGCCGCGCGCACCTTCCTTTTCGGAATGACGGCACCGCGGGTGAGCGCATAGAGCTGGTCGTAGAGTTGCTTGCTCTTGCCGCGGAAGAGACCAGCCGGAACGGCCTCGCGCGTGATCGAGTTGGCGACGCGGGCGTAGTCGCGCTCCGGTGCAATACTCTGCCTAGTCTGACTAGAGGGGGTAGTCTGCCTAGACTGTCTAGTCTGCGTAGCCGCGCTAGTCTGACTAGGCTGTGTTGCCTCGACGGGAGGAGCTTCTTGAGGCGCAGTCTCCGCGGCGGAGCCTGAGGCGATGATCTCTTCTATCGGGTGGCGTCCGGGGGAGGGAAGTTTGACGCGGTCGAACATGCCCGTGGAGATGCGGCCCGGCGGTCGCGTCCTGATCGGCTCTTTCTTCCGTTTAGGATCGGTCACTCCCTCACGCCTCCTTCGATTCGACCAGCTTGAGGTGCGCGCTCATCTTCAGCCGGGCGAGCATCTCGTCGGTGAGGTTCTCGTAGTCCTCAGCGCCAGGCGCCTTCGGCGCGTGCTCGTAGATGGACTGGCGCATGGCGGGGGCCGTCTGAAGTTGTACGTTGTCGCGGATGACGGTCTCGAAGACCGACGCGCCGAACATCTCCTGCGCCTTGGCGAGCGCCTCGCCGCAGATGCGCTTGCGGACGTGGAAGCGAGTGACGAGGTAGCCCAGGATGGCGAGCTGCGGGTTCGGCTGCCGGGCGAACCGGATCGTCTCCTGGAGGTCGGCGACGCCTTCGAGCGGGTAATACTCCGCGGCGATGGGCACGATGATGTAGTGGGAGGCCAGGAGCGCCTGCGTGAGCGTCAGCCCCAGCGTGTGCGGGCAGTCGAGGATGACGAAGTCGTAAGGGTCGGGGAGGGACGAGAGCGCCTCCTTGAGGCGGTACTGCTCCTGGAGCGTGACCATCTGGTCGAGCATGGCGACGCGGATGTGGCTGGGGACGAGGTCGAGCCCCTCGATGTGCGTGGCGTAGCGCGCCTCCTCGAGCGCCACGCGGTTGTCGTGGCCGACGAGCACGTCGGCCAGGGTGACCGTGATCTGCTCCTGCTCGAAGTAGGTCTGGGTGGAATTGCGCTGGCTGTCGAGGTCGATGAGAAGCGTCTTGTAGCCGCGGATGGCGAGGCCGGCGGCCACGTTGACGGCGGTCGTGGTCTTTCCGACGCCGCCCTTCTGATTCGCTATCGCGATGACCTTCAAGCTGCCTCCTTTCTTTTCGTCGGCGGCCTGCCCGTCTTCTTGGGGGGTGAGAAGTCGACCAGGTCAGCCTCCGGTATTCTCCAGACACGTCCGCGCGGAGTCTCCTCCTCGTAGGCGTGCTCAAATAGGCCGCGGCGACACCAGTACCTGACCGTCGCCGCCAGTACGTTGTAGCGCTCCGCAACCTCATCAGTCATCAGGTCTGCCATGCACGGGACAGTAACACGAAGCGCGCCGCGCAGTAAAGAAAATAATTTACGCGCACATAAAAATTTATCTTGACAAAGTATTTACGAGCGCGTAAAATGTTTTTCGTCGGAAGGGAATTGAGAAGAGAGGGAAGAGAAGATGAAGACCACGACGCGCCGCCGCCCCCGCCACAACTCAGTCGCCCGCTCCGCGCGTGTCTCCCGCACGATCACGTCGGTCACGGTCTCCTGCTCGAACGACGTGACCCTGGGCGAGACCTCAGTCCGCTTCCACAAATTCATCGGCGAGTACATCGCGGTGGTGAACCTCTACGGTCGGAGCTGCTCCGGCGTCGCGGCGACGGAGGCCGAGGCGATTGAGGCGGCGCGGGCGCGGTGCGAGGAACTCCGCGGGTGAGAGAACCGCGTCCGATAAAGTCCTTGACATGATGAAGCTCTTTAATCAGATAAAGTCCTTTAAGATTTCCCGATGTCGCCAATCCTATATAATGATGTGAGACAGACAACGAGTCCGCGGCAGCGTGTCAGGCGCCGCGGACTCTCGACCACAACTGATCGCACCGTCTAAGGAGAATCAGTCATGGCTACCCCGGAAGATAGCAGAATCCTCGTCAACCTGAAACAGTCCCTCGCCGCCGCCGGAGGCGGCTTCGAGTCGCCCATGGGCCGCTACAACGGCGGCTGGTGCAAGACCGTCGAGCGGCTCGACAAGTCGAAGGATAACGGCTACTCGCTCGTCGGCGAATTCGTCCACAAGGAGAGTGTGCAGGCCTACCAGGAGCCGGGCCTCTATTTGGATTGCGACATCGGCGGCTCGCGCAGGAATCAGGTCAAGTATTACACGCTCTTCGCGCTCAAGGCGGACGGCACGGTCGAGGTGCTTCAGACGCTCTCCGTGCGCGCGGGTCGCACGTCGGACTGGGCGGTGCGGCTCTGGCCCGCAATCGAGAGTTATTTCGAGTCGCAGCGCGGCGTCGAGGTTCGACGCGCGGAGCTTGCAGAGCGCGTCGAGCGGCTGCGCAGGGAGATGGCCGAGGCCGAGGCCGAACTGCTCTCGCTCGAAGGAGAAAAGGCGGTGGCGCAATGAGCGTCGAATTAGTCGAGCGCGGCGCGCGCCTCTACGTCGCCGGCGACACCTACGCGATCAAGGACCGGCTGAAGGAGGCCGGCTGCCACTGGGACGGAGAGCGCCGCCAGTGGTGGATCGGGAAGGGGAAGCGCAAAGAGATCGAGGCGCTGCTGGACGCGCCGCCGCCATCGAAGGCCGAGGTGGCCGCCCGCCGGCTTGAGCAAGATCGCAACCACATCACCGGGCGCGCTAGCTTCAACGGCCACGATTACTACGTCGTCGGCGACGGCCACAACGAGCGCGGCGGCTGGGTGCGGCTCATGTTCCGCGACGGCTCGAAGACCTTCTACAAGGACGTGAGCGAGGTCGAGATCACAAAGTCTTACGAGAAGCCCCGCACGCTCGCCGCCTTACAGGAGTTTGCGCGTCAGATGCGGGAAGGCAACGACGAGTGCGCGTGCCGCGAGCCGGGCTGCTGCATCCCGCGCTGCCGCTGCACGGAGATGTGCGCGTGCCGGGGCGGCCCCGTCTTCGACTGTCTCGGATGAGGAGGGAAGCGGTGTATCACACAAAACTGCCGCCCGAATTGGAGGCGCATTACCTCTACACGCCCGACGGGGGGCACTCGATTGAGTGCCTCCTCGCGGAGCAGTCCGCGGAGGCGTTCGCCACGCACAGCGTGAAAGAACATCTGGTGCCGTGCCCGGTCAAGGCCGTGCTCCGCGCGGGCTACCACGTCGTGCGCGGCCAGGTTGTAGTCGACCTACCTTATGACCCCGACCTCGGGCTGCTGACCGAGGAGGAAGACGAGGAATACTGATGGAGATCAAAGTTCGGAGCGCCGGGCCTGAGATCATCGAGACGAATTATTGGGAACACGAGTACGCGGCGCGCGGCCTCTTCTTCCTGACCTCGAACGCGGGAGCGTTCCGGCTACTCGTGCCGGAGGCGCACCTGTCGGCGGTCTCCGAGTTTCGCACGGCGCGCGAGGTCGTCGTCTCGCGGGGGCCGTGGCCGGAGAGGGGCGGGCGCGAGGCGATAGAGATCCTCTTCGACGACGGCACGGACTCGCCTTACGCGCTGCACCTCGACGCGCGGCAGCTCGACCGGCTGCCGGCGGCGGGCGACGTGGGACGCGAATGGCTCTTCACGGCCTGGGTGCAGGGCGCAGGCGGTCGCCCTGTGCGGGTCTTCGAGCACGAATGCGCGTACCGCCTCGTGCCCCGCCTGCCGTGGCTGAAGCCGAAGGAGTGACGGTGGATTACCCAAAGGTGCCGGCCGCGGAAGTGACCCTGCGGCGGGAGAAATTAGGACTGACGATCAACCGCATCTGCCGGCTCCTGCGCATCTCGGAGCCGACATGGAAGCGGTGGGAGCGCGAGACCTCCGCCCCCGCTTTCGTTCACTTCCTATTGTTATATCTTGAGGCCGGCGCTCCGCTCCCAACGACCGCCGTCAAGTCGATGGCGCGGACATTGAGCGACGACCCGCGCGAGCGGTTCATGGCTAAGGTAACGCCGGGCGAAAACGGCCATCTCTTATGGACGGCCAGGGATAGATTCAAGCTTAACGGCGAGAACGTCCGCCCGCGCAAGGCGGCGTGGTTCTTTGCACATGGGATCATCCCCGAAAACGACGTCCTCACGACGTGCGGTCGCGGCGACTGCGTCGCCCCCGCGCACCTGAAGCTCGGCAAGCGCAGCGGCCGGCACAAGGGCATCGGGGCGGCGACCAAGTCGGCGATCCTGCTCGAACTGCGCCGCGGCAAAAAGACGGGCGCAGAGATCGCCACCAAATACGAAGTCAGTCCGGGGACTGTCTCGGCTCTGAAAAAGTTAGTAGGAAGGGAATAATTACGAAAGGGGATGCCAAGCCTTTGGGGCGGCATCCCCTTTACTTTGTAGCGGTCACTGTCCTCACCCCAGCAACCGCCCGGGCGCTTGGATTCACCGCGCGCCCACGTGCGGCGGATATTATTTCAAAAATAATAATCTGGCAAGACGAAAATGAGGTGCGCTTTTGAGGCTGCGCCTGAAGCAGCGCGCCCGGAGGAACTCGTTCGACCTTCGCACTCCTCATTCGAGGTCTATCCTCGTGGCGTATTCGACCAGCCTGATTGAAAGCTCCCGCCCTTCGACGACGAGGTATTTCGCCGCGTCCGGCTTCTCCGCCTTGGCCAACCGCTCGGCGATGAATTGTGCCGCCGCATCGCGCGACTCGAAGCTCTGCCAGCCGACGTCGCCCACGTCCCAGTAACCGTCCTCGAAAAAGACCCAGACCTTCATTCGATCACCTCGACCGTCTCGGCGTTCACGAACCGGCAGAGCCTATATGCGGACATGATGCCGGCGCGGACTTGCTCGCGCGCGACCTCACGCAATTCGGCGACGCGCCGCTCGTCGCCGGCGAGCATAGGGATCATGTCACCCCGGTCGCCGCGGCTGGGGCGCACGCCCGGAAGCTCGACGCCCCCGCCGCGGCAGAGGAAGACGAGCAGCTCTGTGACGGCGTCCTCCGGCTCTGACTGCCCCCTCTCGTCGCGCAGGTACTTCTCGGCGATGGCCTCGGCCTCGAAGGGCGTGAGCCAGGCCGCCGGCGTGACGGAAGGGGACTCGCGCAGGTAGGGCTTGCGGAGGTTCGGCACGACGTGCCAGCGTGAGCTGTCGCGGTGGCGGAAGCGGTTAAGGGTTTGAATCGTCTCTTCCAGGCTCATGGCCATAAGGCACTCCTTTCTTCACGAGCTGGCCGGCAGGCCCCTCGAGGAGGCCCAGAAACTCTGCCGGCGTGAGCTTCACGTGGTTCGGACTCCAGACCACGGCCTCTATCGTCGCCGCGCTCAAGTCTTCGCGCCGGAGGCGCTCGACGACCTCAGAGTACCGACCCTGGAATTCTGGCATCTGCTCGCCCCGGTCGTCGCAGACGGCCAAGAGCCCGTTCGCGAAGACGATGATGTCTTTGATCATAGTTCGACGTCCTCCAGGTTGAGATGGCCGTCTTCGACCTTCAGGCGTTGGATGGCCTCTCCGCCCTCCCAGATGATTACCGCCTCGAGATAACCAGTGCTCCGCTTGAGGGCCGGCTTGAGGATGAAATCGAAGAACGTGCCCGAGCCCTCGCCGGTCATGTCGAATTCGGTCACGTGTATGTGGCCGTCCTGGTACTCGCCTTTAATCTCCTGCTCGCAGCCGCAGTAAAGCGTCGCGACGCCCGCCTCTTCCGGCCCGGCAGCGAGGCGCGGGTGCCAGTCCTGACGCTCGTGTGTATAAAAGGCTTTGACGGGGATGACGAGTGAAGCCAGCTTCTTAGTTTTCCAGGTGGTGATGTTGTAGCTCATAAGCTACTCCTTTCTGTCTCCCTCCGGCACATAAGACCTATTATCGGACGTAATGAATACCTAGTGATTAACAAGGAATACTTATATGTTATCGGACTCCCCTTTGACGGCCTGCCGGTACGCGCAAAGCGGCTCATGCGCGCTGGGGAGCGGCACCGCGCCCGCCCCGCAGTCGCACAGGGTTCCGGCCATCATGCGCGCGTTTCGGAACTGATGCCGCTGCCACTCGCCGAAGTCCCTGACGATTGCTTCGAGCGCCGGGGCCGGAGCCTCGACCCACAGGTCACCGCCGCGCCGGTCAAATCTCGCGCCCGCGTGCCGCTTCTCAAGGTACGCTTCGGCCATCTCAGCGTACTCGTCGGGGAAGCCACTCATGAGGATCGTGCGGCTCACGCCAAGCCCTCCGGGAATAAAATCGCGGTCGGGCGGACCACCCCGCGCTCGCGCTCGATGAGGCCGACCGTCGAGAGGGGCCCGATGGTGTTGCCGAAGTAGCCGCCCGAAGGGTCGATGCCGACCGCCAGGCCGATCTCCTCGGTCGTCAGCGACTCGCCGCCGCGCGCGATGATACAGTCGAGCATGTCCACGGTCCGCTGCGAGGCGTTCTTCAGCCGGCGGACGCGGGCGCGCAGCACGTCGTGATACTGGTCGAGCGTGCCGACCTCTTCCGGCACGCGCGCGCGGGCGCGCCCCGCGTCCGTGAGACGGAGTTTGCCCGTCAGGCGCACGACGAGGCCGGCGGAAGAGAGCGGGCCGACGACGTTCCCGAAATAGCCGCCCGAAGGGTCGATCATGGCGACGGCTCCGACCTGGACGCCCGTCGGCTCGCGAATCCCTATGGACTCGTAGAAGGCGAGAGCGTCGAGAACGCGCTGCTGGCTATTCGAGAGCTTGATGTCGCCGCCGGCGGCGGCGGCGCGCGGCAGCTTCCTCTCGGATTGAGAGGAAGGCGGGGCGGCGCGAGACCGCGTCTCAATCTCACGTAGCGGGGCGGGTGTGTGGCGCGGGCTGCCTGCCGGAAGCTTGTTAATCGCCGCCCTATAACTCTCAATCTCTGAGAGGAATTTTCCGAGGCCCTTCTCGAACGCAAACTTGCACGATTCGAGACGGTCGGTGTAGACCTTCACGTCCTCGAAGAGGTCGCGCAGGTTCTTCATCTGCTCGTCGGTGATGACGGGCACCTCGACGGTCTTCGTCTCGGCCCGCGGCTTCGCCTCCTGCGCCTCTTTGAGGTCGTGCTCCAGGCTCGTAATGCGGCGGCGCAGTTCGGCGCGCTCGCGCCCCCACTCTTTAGGGTCGCGCGCCTTCGCCTCCTCGATGACGGCGGCGAGACGCTCCTCGACCTCCTTCAGATCAACTTCCGCCCAGCCCTCCTGGCTGACCTTTTGCTGGAGCTGGGGCGGCGCGAACGAATCGAAGGTCGTGAACATGGGGAACTTCACACGCTCGGGCCCGAAGCCGGCTTCGGGCGACCAGACGAAGGCTTCGCCGCGCGGCATCGAGGCGAGCGAGTTTAAGACCTCCTTGCCGAGGGCCGGGTCGCCCGCGCCACGGATCCAGTCCTCGACGGCGTCGCGGTCGGCCTTGTGGACGACGCGCATGGCCACCAGCGTCTCGCACGAGGTCAGCGCGTCGTTGTGAACTTTCTGCGGGCGCTGGCTGGCGATCAGGCAGACGAGGCCGAGGCCTCGCCCTTCGGAGAGAAGGCGGTTCGCCCAGTGCAGCCCGACGGACGCCGGGTTGTCACGATCCTGCACGCCGCGCCACTGCTTGGGGGCGAAGTTATGGAACTCGTCGCCGACCAGGTAGAGTTCGCCGGCGTTACGCGCGAAGAGCGCGGCGGCGAAGTCGATCCAGAAGCGCGTCATCGCGCCGTGCGTCCAGCCGCGCATCCCGACGACGCAGGGGCGGTTGCCGGTGGCGATCAGCTCGGCGATGGTCGAGCCTGAGCGGTCGTTGACGGGGACGTCGCGCGCCGCCTCATTCTTGAAGTCACCGAAGAGGACAACGGGAAAGCCCGCGCTCTTGCCGTCCGCGCCTACTTTGAGTCCCCACCAATCGCCTTTCGGGTCGATGATGCAGACCCTCTTCTTCTTCGACAGCAGGTGCTCGACGACGTGGCGCAGCGCCGAGGACTTCCCCGCCCCGGTCTTTCCCAGCACGACGAGGTGCTGGTCGAGGATGGCTTCCGGGAAGACGAGAGGTTCGCTTTTCATCAGTTTCAGCACTGACCGCCGGGCCCCGTGGCGTCGTGCATCTCCTTCTCCAATTTCGCCCACGCCTCCAAGTCTATCAGGTTAGTGACGTCGTACATCTGCTCGTTGATCCAGACATAAGCCGACCGGCATTTGACGCAGACCTTCACGGCGTGGCTCTCCAGCCCGATACGTTTCTCGTCGCCTGGGCGGATGAAAGGAAACATCAACTCGGCATAGCCGGCGTGGCGGAAGTGGATGCCCTCACAATTCGGGCAATGGAAAAAGAAGATTCCTTCGCCAGGCTCTTTGGGCGTGACGCGCTCGACGAAGCCCTGCTTCGACGGGTGGACGATTTCCTTCGTCAGCGATTCGTTGCTATCACTCATAAGACCTCCGTGTCGTGATGGCGGCCTTCAGCGCCGGAGTGTCCGGCGCTGAAGGCCGGTTTGTTAGTGAATGCCGAGGACTAAGAGTCACGCGCCGGTCGAACTCGTGCCGCCGGCACTCGGGCCCGCGGCTCCCGACTGATCGGCGGCTTGAGCGCCCGCCGCACCGGTACCGCCCGTGGTACCGCCTCCGCCCGACGCGGCGGTCGAGTCTCCGGCGGCCCCGGCCTGCGACTCCGGCGCGATCCCCGAGACTTCACCGTCAATCGCCTGCACCGACGCGGTGACGTCGTCGAAGGAGACGGTCGCGCCCTGCGCCGCGACCTGCTGCTGGAGCGTGGCGAGCGCGGACTTGAGTTCGTCGACCTTCGCCTCGAGCCTCTGGTCGCGCGCAGCCGCGTCGTCTGTGTGTTGTTTGAGCTGCTGCAAGCCTGCCAGCAGTTGATCATGTATCGCTTGCACGTCTGTCGCCATCTGGTTAAGCCTCCTGAAAAAGTTTACGAGCCACACTGAAGTGACCTCCCTTCGTGACGCCCAAACAAAACAGGTGGCCGCCGCGCGTCACGGACGGCGACCAAAACTCATTCGACCGCCGCGCGGATGAGACGCGCGATCTCCCCACGCGTCATCTCCGGCGAAGCCTCGACGCCGTGCGCGTGCGCCAGGCGCAGGAGCATATCTTTCCTCATCGACTCGAGCGGCGCTGCGAGGCGCGGGCGACCGCGCTTCGGCCGGTGCGGCTTGCGCCGCGTTCTTACTCTGATCGGCGGCGGCCCCAGTCTGCGCGCGCACGCGCGCTTGGCGCGCTCTCTCCGGCGGTCGTACACGGTCGTCGTCGCGACCTGGGTGTGTCGCGCCCATTCTTTGACCGCGAGCGGATCCGCGCCCCCTTCTAAAAGGTTGGTGATCGCGGAGCGGCGCAGGTCGTGAGGCGTGCACGGGGCGATGCCGGCGGCCGCGGCGCGGCGGCGGACGATTTTGTAAACGGCGTCGCCGGTGAGGGGGCGCGCGCGCGCGTCGTCGAGGCGCATCTTTCCGCCCCGGCGCAGAGAGCAGAAGAGAGGGCCGGGCACCGCGGCGCGACGACGCATCCAAGCATTGAGCGCGAGGCGCGCCTCCTTCGCCTCGAGGTAAACGAACTCCTCTTTACTTCCCTTGCCCAGGACTCGGAGGCTGTGGTCGCGCCGACGGTAGTCTTCGGGCTGAAGGAGACACGCCTCGTCGCGGCGCAGTCCCCCGTAATAGAGGAGCGCGAGGAGCGCGAGGTCGCGCTCGCCTGCGGGCGAGTGATCAAGCCGGCAGACTTCGAGAAGTAGATCGACCTCAGCCCGGGGGAGCGCGCGGCCCGCGGGCAGCGATGAACCCTTGACCCCCTTGACCTCACACACCTGCGCGCAGCGCTCGGCGCTCATTTCTTCGAGTCCGAGCTCGCGGCACGTGCGCGCGACGGAGCGCAACGCGGAGAGGGTCATGTTCACGCTCGCGGCGCCCGCGCCCGTCTCGCGCAGGAGCGCGCGCGCCGTGAGCACGTCCGCCGGCGTCATCTCCGCCCACCTGTAGGAGTCGAGGGTGAAGCCCAGCAGCTCGGCGAACTTGGAGAGCCGCGCCTCCGTGGAGCGGCGGCCCGCGGGTGCCAACTGCCAGAGGTAGACGCGCGCCGGATTCCCTTGCGCGCGGGGCGGGAAAGCGCGGACGATTCCAGCCCCGGATTCTGGCAGACTATTGGCGCGCGCGGTCTCGCCCGGCTCCGGCGCTAAATGAAGCGCGGGCGAGGCGTTGCGCGCCGCCGCGCCCCGAAAACCTTTACTATTGTGATAAGGCTTTCTCACGAATTAACGGCGCACTATTCGTCAGGCGGAAAAGAGGTGATCGAAGGCTTCTCCCGGTGCCGCTCCAGCAGGTACGGGTACTTCGCCAGCAGCTTGTAACAGGTAGGCAGAAGCAGCGCCTTATTGGGTAGGTCCGCCGCGGCGACGGCCTCGCCGAAGCTCCTCAAGAAATCTCCCGTCTTGATCTCGCCCGCGCCCACGCGGCGGAAAATCTCAAGCGCTTCTTCGTCGCCGACGACGGAGCAGAGCGCGAGGGCCGGAGCTTCGAGCGCTCGGCTCGCCTCACGCGCCGCGTCGAAATCAATCAACTCTCTGAGTGCTTGCATCGCCTGTCTCCTTTCGGACTAAAAAAAATGGGGAGGCGGATACGCGCCACCGTCTCCCCCCAAGTTCCACAGGAGGGTGGAGCAGAAACTAACTATCGTCCGTCGGGCGCGGGCGACCGCAGATCTCGCACTCCCGCCGGTCGCCGCCGTTCATGAACTCCGCGCCCGTGTCCGGGTTGAAGTGATAGTTCTCACAGGCCCAGGCGTCGCGCTCCTCGCGCAGGATGAAGAAGTCGCCCCACTGGGCAGATGAAATCACTTCAAACAATTTGTCCTGAGCCATCGGCCACACTTCCCTTCACCGCCTCAAGATCGGCTTGCGGCAGACGGTGTGCACCGCCCGCCCCCGCCCCGTGATCTTGATCTCGACGGGGCGGATCTCTTTGCACGAGCAGCAGCCGTCCCTCACCTGCTTCGGCACGGCGGCGCGGCGCGATTGACGCCTCTTCACTTTCACAACTCTAACCTGCGCCAATGAGGGATACCTTTGCCCGGACTCAAGCCGCAGAAATCCAGACCCGCGGTGTCACCGGAGAGTTGCGCATAGCGCTCCAAGATCATTCGGCGGAAACGACTCACGTCAGTCTCCCCGCGGGCGATCTGGCCGTAAACGGGGAAGCCGGGCTCGGCACTCGCGCTGACGTGGAGAGAGACACGGCCGTCGGCCTCCATGTCGCGGCTCACGATCATTCGGACGCCGTCCTCGAAGCCGAAGACGTTGGCGCGGAGACGACCGGGCCACGCCGCGGGGAAGCCGGAGCGGTAATCAAAGACGCGGCCGACGGCGGCGGGAAAGCGCGCGCGCAACTTGTCGAGCGGTTGCGGCTCGAAAGGGAGACTCATTTGAAGACCCTCCTGCCCGTGAGGCTGATGCGACCGCCGCGCTTCAAGAGCATCGAAGTGCCGGCGATCACCTTCATGATGCCGTGGAAGGCGAGGCGTGAGCGTCCGCCCATCACGACCACGTCGCCGCTCCTCAGCTCCACGTCCGTCCCGCGGTCGTCGTAATCCTCGCTCCCGACATTGAAGACACACGTGTCTCCGAGCGAGACCGTGACGATGGGTGAGACCCTGTCCTCCTCGGTGAGATCCTGGTGACGGCCCAACTTTCCCGTCTGGGGCGGGTAGAAATTAAGAAGCACGGTGTCGAGGCGGAAAGGACTGAAGCCGGCTTCAGTGGCCGCGCGCATCATCAGCTCACTCACCTCAGTCGGGATCGGCGGGAAGCCTTTGCCGTTCGCGTGGCACGTTAGGTATTCGTACCTGCCAGCGGAGCCGAACCAGCCGACGTGGCCCCAGCTCGTGACCTGGAGCGAGAGCGGGAAGCCTGATTTAGTGCGCGGCTGCATGAGCGGGAATTCGGCGACGAGTTCTTTGCAGAGTTCGAGGAGGCGCACCTGCTCCGCATCGCCGCAGAAAGATGCAAGGTGGATAGTGCCAACGGGCAGCGCCGAAAAAAGGGTTCCCGTCATGCTAGCGATTTCCCTTCCGCTATCGCGTCCTCGATGATGAACTGCGCGATGACGAACGAGCGCGGGTCATCCGGGTCGAGGCCGTTCGCCTTGATCGTGACGCAGAGGAGGCAGGTGATCTCCTCCCTCTCCGGCTCTTCACAAATCTCGACGTCACACTCCGACTCCCACGTCGTGCCGCAGCCGCGGCAGACTTCGTAGTGGTAGTGGACTTCGCCTTCATGCTCGTCGGCCATACAAACCCTCACGTCTGCTTCCTGCCCAGGTTCACGCCGCCGTCTTCGAGGTACGCCAGGATGCGGTAAGGCGAGAGGAGCATGGTCTTGAGCCGGGCGACCGTCCGGGCCGCTTCCGGCAAGGTGTAGGAGCCGTCAGTATTCATCGCCATCCCTCCAGTGTTCGCGCACGCTCGCCCGCTCGCAGCTTGTTCAGGGCCGACTGCTCGATCCGCCAGATGACCCGTTTGTCCACGCCGGTCAGCGCGGAGATCTCTCGTATCGACCAGCTCACGCCGCGCGGCGTGAGCGCGAGCAGTGCGTAGAGGCGGTAGTCAATTACTGTGGCGGGCTTCTCGCCGTCCTTCATGACTACTCAACCTTTCGCCCTTGCGGGCGTGATCTTCCGGGCAGTGCGCCGCGTGGTCATGCGCGCACGACCTTCCCGTTGCAGGTGACGCGGAGATTGAAGCTCTCAATGCGTCTGCCCTTTATGGCCTCGCGGCTGAAGATCACCTTCAGGGCGCGCTCGACGGCCACGGCAGCACAGCAGCCCTCGCCTGTCGCAGCCTGCTGGGCGTCTTTCGCCGGTAGATGCGGAAACGTGGCGAGCACCGTGTAGCTCTTCATCGCGACCTCTCTTTCCACCAGCGCACGAAGCACAAACAAGAAGCGGCGAAGAGAAGGGCGACGGCGACGAGTCCGCAATTAAATCCGAACATGTAAGCCCTACCCCTCCGAAGAAGATTGATCGTCGTCTAACTCGACGAGCGAGCGGCGGAAAGCGGTCGAAGGTCTCCGGCGGCTTCCAGCCATCCAGCGCAGCGCGACGAGCGCGCCTTGCGCGAGAAGCTTCCCCTCGCGGCTTCTACTCGGGTCGCGCGTCATGATCTCGAGCTGCGCGATCTCGTCGTTGATGGCCGCGTCACTCTTCATTTGCCGACCCTCGCGATCTGCAAGTGCTCGCCGCGGTACGGCTCGAGCTTGTTGAAGACGAGCGCGTGAATGAGGGCCATCACGTCGTCGAGCATCGCGCGCGTGAGTTCGCCCTTCCCTTTGTCGAGCGCGACGGACTTGGCCATCGCTTCGACCTGGCCGTACAGCCCGCGCAGGAGTGACAGGAGGGAGTTTTCGTCAGACGTGAGATTCAGCCTGATCTCCTGCTTGCCCCAGCGAAACTCGATGTTGATGTTCCAGTTCACGACTCCCCTCCCTTCACGCGCAGGCGCGGCCCTTCTCTTCCTCGTCGAAAAGAAAATCGAAGGGAGCGCTCAACCCCCGCTCTCTCCACACGCGCCGCGACTCGTCGAGCATCTCGCGCGTGTCGGGCCGTTCGGCCATCATCGTGACGAGCTTTCGTAGTTGAGCGTCCCGGATGAGAAGACGCTCATACTCATCCCAAGCCTCGCGCGGCGACTGACCCGCGAGCATGTTCGCCATGAAGACGTCCGTCGGCGTGTGCCATGCCTCCTCGTCGTCAACCATGATTGACATCGCCTTCCACTTCCTTTCTGTAAGGGCACTCGCGGTGGTGCTCGTCCGCGCGCGCGCTGTTTCGAGACGGCTGTGGCCCGGCGCAGTCGCACAGGCGCTCGTAGAGCCGCGTGTAATCGCGTGGCTCGTTCTTCAGCTCGTCGTCCGACATGAGAGACGCCATTGCTTCAGTAGTCGCCGCGCCTCGAAGCGAGCGCCGCGGCCCTCATCTCCCCCCATTGGTCGGCGGACATGCCGCCGGAGAATTGTTTATCCAACTCCTCGATTGAACGGCCCTCGTCGAGGTAGGCGATGAGCATCTTCAAGAACTCAGCCTTGAACTCTTCCGTGAGCGGCTCATCCTTCCCGGACGTCTCGCCGCTCAACTCGGCTAACACTCGCGCCACCTTGTGATCGAACTCTCCCGTCCTCTTCAGCCAGCTCGCCAGGCCGGAGACGCTCTCGACATGCTCGCCGCGGCGTTTAATCTCTTCGCAATAGGTCTCGTATTCCTGGATTGAAAATTTGCCCACACCCACACTTTCCGCCGCGCCTTTTTCGTGTGTGTGTGTGCCGGGCGTTTTTTGCCCGGCATTGCTACTTAGTGATTCCTGACTAGGTGATTCCTCACTAAGTAATTCATAAGCATCCGGCTTGGCCGTATCTGGTTTGACCGTATATGGCTCAACCGTATCTGGTTTGGCCGTATCCGGTTCAGCCATATACGGCCAAGCCGTAAGTGGTAAAGAGGGCTTATCCCCCTCTCTTTTCTTAGGTCTGCCGCCGTGAAGTTGCCGTAATTCCTCATCAGTCAGTGGAGACCCCTGGGGCGTTTCGTAAACTGTTGAAAGCCAAAGAATTTTCCCTTTGTGTCCGTTCATGCGCTTGCGAATGAGGTATCGATACTTCTCCAATTCGCGGAGGAGTGAGTAAACGGCATCACGCCCGGCGGGCGATTGTTTGATTAAGTGCTTTACTTTCAACTCCCAATGGTTGGGGAAGCTGAGGATGAAGTGGTGGAGTCCGCGCGCGCCGAACGAGAGGCGTTTGTCACGCACCGTCCGGTTCTCGATTGTCAAAAATCTCTCGCGTTTTTCGACGCGAATGATGCCTCCGCCGTCGAGGTCGAGGGATTGTTGCCTTGGGTCGCACACGCCCTTACGATTTCCCCTCAGTGGTGTCGGGCTAAAGCTTAAGGATGAATGCCGTTACGGTCGAGGGGATTGGC